CCGGTCTGGAAATGGTTGTAATGGGTATTTTATCGGACTGCCAGGAATTGCTTCCCGCTGGTAAATCAAACGGAATGCCTGTAACCATCCGCAAGCAATTGAATATTGCTAAATTCATTCTATCGGAAATGCTTGAAAACAAAAGTACTACAGACTCCGATTATTTGGATTCTGCTGCTCACCTTGACCAAGTAGAATAACCACACAGGCAACTGGAAGAAAAAAGTTTACAGTTGCCAAAACCACCAAAATCCAGTATACTTTGTCCATCAAATCGAAAAGGAAACAAAATGTCAAATTACACCTTCCCCTGCGCTTCAGTTAACGGCTTGACCACAAACCAAAAGCGTGCTGCTATTGCTGCTCTCCGTGCTTCGCTTATCGTTGACCGTGAGCAGGCACAGGCAAATAAAATTGCCGCTGCCGAAGCGAAGCGTGCCGCTGCCACTGCAAAGCGTGAAGCCGCAATTGCTAAGGCACAAGCTCGCTTGGAGAAGCTGCTCGCTAAAAGCGTGGGTCCTGTGGGTTCCAAAGCAGTGAAAGCAAACAAGCGTCCTTCCAAGGGCGTGACCTTTGGTGCTGAAGCGAATGACCTTGCTGCTAAAATCAAGGCAGGCGTTTCCACAATTTAAACCATCCGAATGCTGTGAGGAACACAGCTCCAGCCGGTGAGGAACACCGGCGTCCGGATGTAAGGCAGAGGGATCGGATCCCCGAGGCCGCCAGTTGGAAAATCACTGGCAAATTGAAAACAGAAGTTAACATTTTAGGAATTAGAATGAAAGTAGTCTTTTTTGTGGTTGGAGCTTTAGTGGGCGCATATTATAATACAATTGTGCTGGCTTTGGCAAGCGAAACCGTGCATGGTGTACACGTAGCGGCTCAGAGAATACTCCAGTTGCTTGCTTGAAGAAAAAAGTTTACAGTTGCCATTTTAACCAGGAATGATATACTCCTTCCATCAAATCAAAAAAGGAAAGCAAAATGAATAAATTATCAAAAACCAGCAAGCTCGATAATATTCTGAGCTGGTCTCTGCAAGCGTTGGAGACTTGCCCCGGATCGCTCTCTGCCTCCGGCGTGCTTGTGGATGCTTGCTCTGGTTGCTACGCTACCACCGGCTGCTACTCCTTCAAAGGCACAAAAGCAGTCCGCGCTGACAATAAAGCTGCATGGCAGGAAGCTGGCTGGGTTGACACCATGGTAAGCGCTCTCTCCAAGCAACGCTTCTTCCGTTGGTTTGACAGCGGCGATATGTACTCGCTTTCCCTTGCTGTTAAAATGTACGCTGTCATGGTGGCTACACCTAACACCAAGCACTGGTTACCGACCCGTATGTATAAATTTGCTAAATTTGAGTCCATACTGGCTCAAATGGAGGCTCTGCCGAATGTCATGGTCCGCCGTAGTAGCGATGCCGTGGATGGCACCTATACTGCTGGTGTGCATGGCAGTACCATTGTGCCTGCTGGTATGCCTCTGCCTGCTGGTGTGGTTGCTTGTACGGCACCCGATAATGGCGGCAAGTGCTCTGGCTGCCGTGCTTGTTATTCTAAGGATGTGCCGGTTGTGGCATATATTGCTCACGGCCGCAAAATGGCCAAGGTTATTAAATTACAGGCGGTTGCCGCATAATTTGACAGGACAGGTATGGCACTGAAAACCGTGCTGCTTTCGGACCGATTGAGCTGTGCTCTCGGTCTTTTTTTTTGGCTCAGTGGGAGAGCAGTTGGTGGTGGGGTTGGTGGGGTGGTGGTATGTGTTTATATAAAAAGCCCCACCAGGTCAAACTCTTTTTTCCTATTTTTTATTTTCTCGGCCGGTTCCCAAGGATTCAAAATTTTTTTCAGGTGGCTCCAAGAGAAAAATTCACTTTTCATCAATCCAATCGGGTTTCTCTACCTCTACAGCCCAATGTACAACACACCAGTCATCAATGGCTGTTTCATCAGCCATCAAAAAGGCTTTGTCCGCCTGTACCATCATCAATACCCAATTGCGATACCATGATGATCCAAGGATTTGTTTCTCTGACCACGTTTCTTCTACATGCTGGCCACATTCACCTTCAAAAGATATTCTGTAATATTTCATTTTGCATCCTCCCACTTCCATCCTAACAGTTTCTCTGTAAACCAAATCTGTATTCTATGAGGTTTCTTATACATGGCAAATGATGTACGAAAAGCTCCTGGATATAATACCCAATAACCCACTGGTTTTGGCCAGTTGTTGGCTATTGAGAATGTTCCTCCAGACGAATACTGGCCTTCGTATTTGTATTGTGTTTCTTCAGACATTATAATTCTCTCCTATAACGAAATTATATTACATTCAAAGAAAAATGTCAATAGTTGTCCTGTCCTGATACCGTTTTAGGTCACCACGTTTGTTGTACAGAGCAATCATATCCGATTTGAAATGGTCACCTTTTCTGTGCAGATGGTCAACATAATTCATTCTGTTCTGTGACCACTTTAGGTAATGATGGTCCATCTCGTTTTTTCGGAGTGCCGCAAGAAAAGGATAGGTAACTCTCATTTTTTCTTAGGTCCTTTTTTCTTTGCTGCCTTTAGACTTTTCTCTGTGGCCGGACTGGTTCTCTGTGGCGGTGGTACTGGTGTGTGGTTCGGTGGATATTTTGGTGGACTATGTTTGAACCAAGACATTTTATTTCCTTATTAGTTGGTCAGTGAACTCTAATAGTAATTTATGATGCTCTCCACCGTGATAATGAGGCTTCATCCATGAGTATGTATTGTACCAGTGTGGTGTACTTTCTGGATGACAGCCGATAACCCCTACATTGTCCTGTATAAGAGCCATCGGATCGCCATTGGGATATAAGGAGATTATCTCTGACGATGCAAGACCAGGACCAGTAAATGCAGGCCCATCATAGAAGAACATTCTCTGCTCTTCGCCAGCCCACAGGACTCGTTGGTTCTTGGCGTGAGGTCTCCTGGTGTCTGTGTTAGGACGCTTGATGTATTGCTCAGCATGAATTCCATCAAGGAGATTAAAGTAGTGATTAGTTGCCCAATAGCCGCCCATGCAAATACCGAGGTATTTACCACCTCGGCGTACAAATTGTTTTATGGTCTTTCCGTTTTCTTTGAATAGGAATTGGTAGGATTCGGAATCGCCAATACCACCGGGGAACGCAGTGATTTGGATATCGTCAAAGAAGTCATCTTCTACTTTATGCTTAGTGAATATCTTAAAGTCATAATACTTGGAAAGAGATTGCATGATACCATTACCAGATTGTACTGAACATTTTGGTTGGTGTAGAAATAATGCTATCTTTGGTTTCATACAGGTACTAGATTATCCTTAAATATCTTCCAACAATGTTCCCAGCTCCACTTTATACTATACTCTAGTACCTTGTCCCTGTCAAGGCCTAAGCAGCGGTATACTGCTGTACTTAGGTCTTTGTCCATAAAACCAGTCTTGCCTTCTTCAATTACGTCCATAGGACCGGCAGTCGGAAATGCGGCAACAGGAGTACCACAAGCCATGGCTTCAATCATAACAATACCAAATGTTTCCCAACGGGATGGGAATACAAATGCTTCTGCATTGGCATAATACTGAGCCAACTGTATACCAGTTTTGAAACCAGTAAAGTGTACATCAGGGTATTTCTTTCTGTATGTCTCTAACATAGGCCCGTCACCGACCATGACTTTGAGATAACCTGGAAAGTCCATTTCTAAGAAATCTTCCAAATTCTTTTCTTTGCTGACACGACTGACACAGACCAAATATTTACTGGTTGTTTCTACACGATGATTTGGATTGAAAATATCACGGTCAACACCTCTAGTCCATGGAATGACTGTACCATCAAAGCCATGGTATCTCAGGTCATTCACCATTGTTTCGGTCGTAGTGAGTACTTTACCAGAATGTTTATGAAACCAACGGACATAAGACCATGTGATAAATTCTGGAATACCAAGCAGTTTCTTTATCCCTTCGGGAAACTTAGTATGATAAGCGGTATTGTAAGTAAGATTCTTACGGTCACACCACACACGGCAAGCAAGCCCCACTGGACCTTCTGTTGCGATATGAATATGGTCCGGCTGTATCTCTTTAATCTTTCTACCGATTTTACGAACCCAAGAGAGTTTAACTTCCGGATAACGAGGAGCGTTAATATGGGGAAATCGAGAGGGGTCAAGATACACAATATTATAACCGTCAGCAACAGCCTGCGCTTCCAGATTCTTGTAAGTTGTAACGACACCATTTATTTGCTCTGGTAAATTATCAGTTACTATCAATATCGTCTTTGTCATTATCACTCTCCTTAATCCATGTTACTATTTCCCAAGTACCATCATGGTGTTCTACCAACGCAGTACATGATTCTACCCAATCACCATCGTTCATGTATGTGACACCATTTATTTCTTTTATTTCTGCATGATGTATATGTCCACAGATAACTCCATCAAATCCACGTTTCTTGCAATAATCTGATAAGTTCTTTTCAAACTGAAATATGAAGTCTACAGCTTTCTTAACACGCTGCTTAAGAAACAGGCTAAGGCTCCAGTAACCAAAACCCAGCTTATGACGAATCCAATTATATTTACTGTTGAGGCTAAGTATGAAATCATATGCTTTGTCTCCTAACATTGATAACCATGGTGCTAGTCTTGTAATACCATCAAATAGGTCTCCGTGTGTGACCAGATAATGTTTACCATCTGCACCAACGTGTTCTGTTTGATTGACTACTTCTATCAGACCAAATCCAATGTTATATTGAATAAATGGCCTGAGGAATTCATCGTGATTGCCGGCAACGTAGATGACTTTAGTTCCACGTTTGGCATGGCCTAGTACTCTGCGTACCACATTTGTATGTGATTGCTTCCAACGCCATTTGTTTTGTTTGATTCTCCACGCATCAATAATATCACCAACAAGGTACAGTGTTTCGCAACTGTTATGTTTTAAGAAATTATTGAGTTTGTCAGCTTGACTGTCTTTAGTGCCAAGGTGTACATCACTAACGAATATAGTTCTATATGTTTTTTGCATTTTGGAATATTAATTGTGGTGTCTCCATTATCTATAATAATCAACACTTCGTAATATTCCTGTCACAATTTAGACTGGCGATCCTTGTGAGCCTGAACCTAAGAAACATCCAACTTTAGAATCATATTGAATCAAAGACCAAGTTCCAGTTTCCTTGTTTTTGTATATTGATAGATAAGAAGAATTGTTTTCATCTTTACCAACCCATGCCATTGTTTCACCAAAATTCTGATTGATGAAAAGCATAATATCTTCTACTGCGGCACATTTCAATGGTCTTGTGAGGTCAAATATTTGAATCTCTTGTTGAGCATATGCCGATGTGGTGAATAATAAAAGTAATAGTAGTTTTTTCATTTTGACCTCTTATTCATTTATCCTTATATAGTGTCCTCAGTATTCTTACTTGATTATCTGGAATAAGGAAACAACGAGCCTTAATTATCTTATGTCCCCAAGCAGAGTCTTGTATTTGTGTAAATTCAATTGCACCTTCTTCTAACATTTTCTCTGCTAAATCTATGGCTAATTGTTTTTTAATTTCTTGTTTCCATACATCTTCAGTTTTATCAATCATAAGAATATCAGATGCAGTGAAACTTACCATAAACATCTTGCCTTGTATGGGGTGTTCGTATGTTAATGGTGATGTTGATGGATGCCACCTCCAATTAGAATCTGGAACGATGTTACCATCTGTTGGAAAATCTGTACCGGTTGAAATAGCTGCCATCACTTCACTCCATGATAATGTTTATATAATGTATAATAATATCTGAATCTTATAGGTTCATGGTCAGGATTCGGTAATTTTTCTCCGTAAATTCGTTTCATGTCCTCATAGATTGCTAAAACTTCTTCATCACTCATAGATACTGGACCAAATCTTCAGTTTTTCTTTCTTTGCAATTCTAGCAGCATTGATATTAGAATCAGAAACAATACACTTCTCTACCATAATATCAATCATCGCTAGAAGGTCACCAACTTCTTCTTCTAAGCTTTGCATATTGCTTTTATCGGTAACAGGATGTACTGAGTTAAATCCAAATCTAAAAATTTTAGAAATAGCCTGTGTAACCTCAGCACATTCTTCCTGCGTAATACAAAAAATCTCTTTAGTCTTTTTATCCATATTAATCATCTATAAACATAATAACAGGTAATTCGTTAGCAATCATTAAGGCTGCTTCCAATTTACTCTCCGCCAAAACCCTACAGGTCACAATACCATTTCTAATAATAATATCAAAAGGCATTGAACCAGCAGGAACCCAAGCTTCGTCTAAGTAGCAAGAGATTTTATACTCTCGTACATTCTTGCATCGGTCAATAAGGTCATCAAGCACATCTTTTGCGGCTTGATAGTCTTTGTCACGCTTAGACATACTCACTCAATAGTGATGAAGCACCACCATTCTCATTCTGCACAAAATCTTCAGCAATGTGTTCGGCTTTTTCTTCACTATGTGTGGTGATTTTTTGAATCATCCGACCTTCAATGAATAAAGTAACTTCCCACTTTTGAAACCTTGGGTCAAGACCTTCTAATTTCATTTTTGTTACTGTAGCTTTTTTGTTTTCATTAACAAATTCTGAATATATGTTCATTTGTTCTCCTATGTAATCATGTTGATAAAACGGTTTAGAATAACACGATTGTTAATTCGGTTACCTGCATACTTAGTAAATGCGGAAACGATACCACGTTTAGTGGCATTTTCCTTAACCTCAAAGGCTACATCATCCTCAGTATCTAGGCCGTTTGACCGGAGCAAATAGTACTCATCAAATCCAGTGTTTTGAACCACAAAGAATTTATCTTTTGTAAATTGTTCTTTGACTTTATATCTTTCAGAATAATCTGGAAAGAACATATTGCCAGCAGAACCAGTAATGTCTCTAGTTTTCAAAACATAGAATCCAACAATATTGGAATTTGTACGTTTCTTCAACAAACGAATCAATGCACTTGTTTGACCAAAAGAATTTGAATTACTTCTGACCATTTCTTGGTGTCTGGTGATTGGATCACGAATCACCATATGTTTTTTGTTGTATCTTGAATTGTAATTGGTATTTCCAATTTCATCTTCATATACTTCAGAAATAGTAGATCCTTCACCATCAGTCAGAAACACAGTGTTTACAATTTGCAATTTATATTTCTTTTGAAAGTACGGAACAATTTCCATAGCGGCAATAACTGCTTCATTCAAAGGAGTTCCAGCCATGGACATCCAATATGGTTGTTTACTTCTTCTACCATTAGGTCCACAACCTGCCATAGAGACAAGAGCAGAACCAGCATAAGTGAATTCAGCGGCAGACATTCTACTTGAAAGAATATTACATATACCAAATTTTCTGGCGAATAAATCACCTTTTTTAGGTTTAGGTTGATAATTATATTCATAATCAATATCATCAACAAATGTATACACTTCAAAAGGAATGTTTACTTTCTTACAGAACAAAGTAAGGTTAAGTAATTGCTTCATAGTGTTGCTCATATGGTCAACCATAGAACCAGACCAATCTAAGAACATTACAAGACCATGTGATTTACCACCAGGAACAACTGTAACTTTCTTAAAGATATCTTCACTGAAACCATATGAGAAAAGTTTCTTCATATCCAAGTCACCAGTTTTTGCAGTGGTGGCACGTTTTAGTTGGTCAGCGTTCTTACGCATTTCAAATTCTTTGACAAGATAAGAAACAACCTTGTTTGATTCACGGCGGAGATTTAGGTAAACATCAGTTTTTACTGAACAAAATTCTTCTTCTTTGTAACGTTTCCACAAAGGCTTGTAATCGTAGACAACTTTTTCAACTTCCATTTTAGGAACATTGGCATACAAATAATCTTCACCAAACTCAAACAGTCGGCTTTCATTCTCACGGAATGCTTCATCAGTGAAAGAACGGATTTCTGATTCAGTTTTGGAATCTTTGAAATCATCTTCATCCGCCAAATCACCAGATTCATCAAAATCTTCATCTGAGTCTGAATCTTCGGTTTCAACATCATCATCAGGATCACCAGATTGATTTGATGCATCTGAATCTAAATCAAAGTCAAAGTCTTCCTCATAATCATCTCCATCATCTTCTTGTGGCTGAAGTTTTTCTTTGGCTTTTTGTTCTTCCATTTCCTGTTTCATGTATTCAACGATACGTTTGGAAACTTCAATAACATCATCATAGGTTTCTGTTTTTTCAACATCATTCACCAAACCACGTTCAATCTCATTGAATTTGATACCCAAGGATACGCCACCTTTTGTATAAAGGTTCAAGCGGTCAAGGAAGTTTAGCAAGTTTATGTTTTTGCCTTTAGTACCAAAGAAGTCTTTTTCAATCAATTCTTGGTATGCTTTGAGGAAAGGTAATTTAAGACCTGGGTATTTGTATTTGATTTTGCGTTCAATGCGGCAATCTTCAACCACATTGGTAACACTCATGTTAATTTTTTGTTTTTTTGCTTCAAGCATTCCGTCCATAGGAGTGTAGAGAGCATGGCCAACCTCATGACCAGTAAAAAGGTCATACAAAGCTGCCGATAGGTTTTTATCTAGTGTGGGAATAACCAAAATACGGTTCTTAACATCAAAGGATGCTGTACGAACATTACGATGTTCAATGGTAATGTTTTCTGTGGCCATCAGTTTGGCCAAAAGTGATTTTGTATCAATTAGTTCCATGTTACTTCCTTAACAATATAATGTATTGTAACATAGTAGATGTTAGATTGTCAAATTTATGTTACGGTTGTGTCTTTTTTTGACAACACTATTGATCCGTTTTCCACGGATATATTTAAGATATCACCATCTTTCCATCCGGTTTCTTCTATCATCTCTGGAGGAAGAGTAAAAAGGAAATTATCGGGGTCACCAGGAATATCCTGGAACAAATCTTCGTAATTATATACTTTATTCATAGTATTCCTTCATTTTTCTGTACCAATCTTCGTCATTTTCAAATCCGGTTTGTGCTGCCCATATTTTTATAACGTTTTCCAGTCGCTGCCAAGGTTGCAATTCATCACAGACCAAGTCGGCAGGCACTATTTGTTCATCTATTTGTGTCATTTTTAATTCTCCAGTGGATTTTTCAGTGGATGTTTATTTTTCCGGCTGAATTTTGTGTCAATTTTATGTTTTTGCACAGGTTTAATGGGTGTCCGGCAAACCGGACGCTTAAGTTCAACGATAAATTTTAAATCTTTCTTCATTTTAACGCCTCATACTTGAAATTTCTACAGCTTCCTCGCTGTTAAACACAGGAACAGCGTTGGATTTGTGCATTGTTGCAATTCCCATCACTTTTGTGCCTGTGTAAACCTTTGGTGCCGCTTTTGTAGCGTTGCCAAGGCCTGTATCTAATGATGGATAGTGCTTTGTCTCACGACCTGGAGGCGCCGACAAAGAATATCCTGATAATTTGGTGTTTGGAGTATGTAGTTTTTTGATTATGGGTTTTTGATGCGAAGCCAACCACTGCTCATATTGCTCACGAGCGGCTTTTGTCACATTTTTTTGCTTTGACTTGCGTAGATTCACATGAAACATCATAATATTACTCCAAACGAATGATAAGTATACTCGTTTTTTAGTCAAATGTCAAGCGATGTTGTAGGATTACAACATTAGTAACTTTTTCTTACTTTATTGCTTCTTTTTGTTGATTCATAACCTGATCCATAATCATAATCTTCATAATTATGCTTTATTTTTCTTTTTTCTGCCTTTTCATCTTTACGTCTATTACGCTTTGGTGAAAAATCATCATCATAATCATTTTTACGAAACTTAGCCACAAACTTTGACACTTAATACTCCTGTAGTTACGGTAATAAATTAGGAAAGGCTTCTTTGATAAATTTATAGTCAAGACCTTTTACACCTAAATCTTTTTGGAAAATACCTAAGATGATTTCTGCTTCACGGGGTTCAATTGAATCCAGAATTTGTGATAACAGTTCTTCTCGCCTTTTCGGTGTTAGTTTCTCAGCAGTTTCATTACCTTGACTAAACACATACATTCGGCGTAGTTGAGATTCCAAACTATCGTAAGTTATTCCAGGTAATGTGTCGGTTGGTAATTTATAGTTGTGTGGTAGTTCGCTTACCTTCCACTGAATATTTGGATGATAAGCCATCTCTAAAACTTTTACCAGTGTGTTGGATAAATTCTTTTGAATTACATTCATCCGTTCTTTTTTATTCTTTGCTTCATCAAATTCATCGAATACTTCATATAGGGGTTTCATTAAAATTCCTCAATTACTTCCATTAGGTTAAATAATTTATTTGCAATAAAATAATCCAGTAATTTACCTTTAACTGGTACTGTTTCTTCATAAGTATTTATGATTTTAGACTGTATATCGTCTGGTATGTTTCGTAAGTCAATTAGAGTCTGGTTACGTGAAAAACCAATCTTAGCGTTTTCATCATACTCGGTATAATTCTCCGACATGAATTTTGTAAGTTTGGCTTCTGTCATAACTTTTTGACGAATTTCACGTACAAATGTATCACTTGGTGAAAGAATGTTTGGGATGCCATCACCTTTATCACCATTGATAATTTTTTGTTTCAGTTCATCCAATGGATTTTCCGAAATCAAGAATTTCTTTTGTGTTGGATTGTATTGTTTAACAGTGTATTTGCTACGACCATTATACATTTGCAATTGCAAGAAATCACCATCACTGGAAATAATCAGGATATTTTCATGCATGATATGACGAGGCACAAGCGTACCAATAATATCATCAGCTTCTGCACCCTCAACATCAATTACTTTGTATGGGAAATTTTCTTTGAGTTCAACCTTAAACTTGGCCAACATATCAAAAATAAGGTGCCAATCTAGGTCTGAGTTCTTACGTGATTTTTTACGACCAGCTTTGTAGAAAGGAAAGAATTCCTTGCGCCAGTATTTACGATTGTCAGAACACAGTACAACCTCACCATATTCTTTGCGGAAGTTCTTTAGGTGACTCCTGATGATATTCAGGATCATATGTCGAATAAGACTTTCTTCCAATTTCACATTTTTTGCATTGGCAATTTGTGCCATGAGGCCAGCCAATAAAACCTGGTTAAGGTCAACGAGAATCATAATAAACTTTCAATAGTTTCAATAAAATAGTATTATATCAGATACTTTTAATCTTGTCAAGTATGTTATCCACAAATTCTTGTGACTCTGTGGTTTTTCTGGCCACCAAACCATACCAATCTTGTGGAATTAATCCAGAAACATAAACCCTAGGATCCGATAAAATGGCATCCCATCTATCGTGTGCATATGTACCGGTTTCTGGATTAAACTTAAATATTACAATGTGATATTCGGGACCTAATTGACTTCCACCAATTTGTTCACCAGGTTTTTTGTATTTGCAACACTCAACCTTCATTGTATCTTCTTCATTTGTAGGCAACCAAAACAAAACATCAAAATCTGTCATGTCTTTAAAATACTCTAGCATTGCAATCCTTTTATATGTGACTTTCTTACTCTAACCATAATCCAGCTATTGTAGTACATATCACTTTCTAACACACCATTTACAAACTGTTCTTTCGCCTCAAGGTAACCACACTCACCTTTGCTTTTGCATAAGTGGATGATTTCTCTCTTAAAGTTATCTTGGCCATGTAGTATAACATCTTTTTGTAAAATGTCACTAGAACCGTAGTAAGTTTGCCAGTCCGAGGAAATTTTGAAACGTTTCTTCTTACCTTTAACTTGTTTTGTTTTGGATGTATAAAAGAATTTTTTACCAATGTATTGTCTACCATCTACCATGTTGGTAATCCGGTAGACAAACCCATAATTTTCACCAATTAAATCTTCTGTAAAATCTTTATTATCATATATCCAATTTAGTCGTTCCATTTTTCATCATCATTGAGTTCATCGTCCTCTATGTATTCATCTTCCTCGGACAATTCTTCAATGTGTTCACCACAGAACGGACAAATTTCTGGATAATGTTCAGAAACTAATTCTTCCATGTAAACTATGTCGTAACTGGATTCACAACTATGACATTCTGCTGTTATTGTTTTTGTTGTCATTTGATTTCCTTTTAGTTAGCCCAAACATCACCCCAATTTCCTGACAATGCACCTTTAGCATAATCAGTGGCACGATTCTCAAAAAAGTTAGTGTGTGTTGGTGCGTTAATCATTTCCTCAACCCATGGAAGAGGATTCTTTTTCACTTTAAAAATGCCTTTAAGACCAAGAGATATAAGGCGTCTATCAGCAATATAACGTATATATTTTTTAACATCATCACTAGACAAACCATCCATAGCACCCATAGAAAATGCCAAGTCAATAAATTTATCTTCAAGTTCAACCATTCTTTCGGCGATGGTGTAGATTCGTCCTTTAAGTTCATCATTCCATATCTCTTTGTTTTCTTCTATGTAGGTACGAAATAATTTAATCATTGATTCAGCGTGCATTGTTTCATCAACAATAGACCATGTAACAATCTGTCCCATACCTTTCATTTTGCCTGTACGTGGAAAGTTAAGCAACATAATGAAAGAGGAGAACAACTGCATCCCTTCAGTGAAAGCACTGAACACGGCGATGTGGGTTGCAGTTGAAGCGGCATCACCATTTTTAGAAGAAATGTCTAACACATAATCGTGTTTATCTTTCATTTCTTGATAATCTAAGAATTGGTTATATGTTGTTTCAGGTAGACCAAGTGTTTCAATCAAATGTGAATATGCAGCAACGTGTAATGCTTCTCTTGCCGCAAAACCCATTAGCATCATACGAACTTCTGGTTGTGGAAAGTATGGAAGATAATTCTTTACATAACCACCAGCAACGTCAATATCACCTTGTGTGAAGAAACGGAAGATGTGTGTAAGAAATTGTTTCTCACTATCAGTTAGATTTTTCTTCCAATCTTTTACATCTTCTGCCATTGGTACTTCTGTGTGAAGCCAATGTGATTGTTCGTGTTTTAACCAAGCATCATATGCCCATGGATAGTTAAATGGCTTAAAATAGTTTCTATCTTCCGTTAGTTTTTGAAGTACTTCTTTTTTAACCATTTATCCACTCCTTTATGACATTTTCAGTTTGAGCACCAGTCATTCTTTTAACTTCAATATTATCTTGTATCATTACCAGAGTTGGTACAGAACGAATACCATACTCTGTTGCAATTTCTGGAAGTACGTCAATATCAATAACTTCAATAGGAATATTTGTTTCAATATTTGTTAGTGTCATTGCTAAACCTTTACATGGTTGGCACCATGATGCTGTAAATCTTAATATCTTTTTCATTTATTTTCTTTCTTTTCTACTTGTTCGTACATTACTGTGTTTGTATCACCTAATGCCCATTTTGAATCCGTTTCAACTGACCATTTTTTTGTTGCAACCCTAAAGTCAGGCATCTTCAATTCTTTTGGATTACTACTTGGCTCAAATACGATTAAACGATTATTTGGCTGAGCAGCAAACTGACCATTATCACACATGATGAAATTATAAGACTTGTGATCCTCGACATCTTCAGAAAACCCTGTATCAAGTACGTTAAAATCAGGATGAGCAGAATCAACTGTAAACATATAAACACCATATTGCCAATCTCCGTTTTTCAATTTGAATTTACATCTCATTGATTGTAATTGTGCTTTTTTTATAACTGTTATGTCATAAGATAAACTGTCCCATAGTTGTAGATAATCTAATGGTAATGGTTCACCTTCAATTGGTTTCCAACAATATGCATGTAATGGTAATTTGTCGTACAATGCACCATAGTTGTTTAGATAAGACTCAATACGAAAGGCTTGGCCTCGTAATGATTTGATACTTATCCACCAACAAGGTTCAAATTCTCCATGACCTTTTTCAAAATCATAGAGAAATTCTTTGCGAACAAAACACTTTATAGGTGGAAGGTTAGCAACAATATGAGACATTTATCCCTCACAAGCTATACAATCGTTACCTTGAGCAACTTGAACCATATCAAGTTCTTTAATTACTTGACGTTCAATCTTCTTAGATACTTTATCTGCCTTACCAATCTTTTCTGAACGGCAATAGTAAAGTGTTTTTAATCCTTTTTTCCATGCCATAAAGTGAATGGCGTGAATGTATTTAATGTGTGCATCTGGACGGAAGAACAAATTTAATGACTGTGCTTGGTCAATATATTGTTGACGGTCAGCAGCCAACTCAATAACCCAACGTTGGTCAATTTCCATGGATGTTTTAAATACTGCTTTTTGATTTTCATCCAAAAGATTTAAATGCTGTACTGAACCATCATTTGCAATAATTGATGACCAAGTATCATTATATTCTTCTTCCGTTTTCGTCAACTCTTTGATAATTTTATCTAACCAACGATTCTTGTTTAAAAATGATCCTGAAAGAGTGTCTTGACGGTAAGCGTTAGCCCGATAAGGCTCGACACTAGGGCTAGTATTTCCCATGATGATAGACGAAGAAGCATTTGGAGCAATAGCCATAAGATGACTAAAGCGTTGACCAGTGCCAGCAGCATCAGGAGCGGGACCTCGTATTTGTCCAAGAGATTGGTTAGCATCATCTAATCCTATTCTAATGTGTTTAAAGATTTGGTTGTTTAGAACCTTGCCCATCACTCCTTCAAAAGCCACTCCCTTTCGTTGTAGGTAAGCATGAAAGCCCAAAGCACCGACACCAATGCTGCGCTCACGTATGGCAGAATACCTTGCACGTTCAATGGTGGAAGGAGCATTATCAATAAAATACTGAAGAACATTGTCAAGCATTTCAGCAACATCATTAAGGAATAACTTATTATCTTTCCATTCATCATAATACTCCAAATTTAAAGATGATAAACAACATACAGCAGTTCTTTCTTCATTCGTTGGTAAAATGATTTCAGAACAAAGATTAGATTGGTGAATTCTCAATCCTAAATCTTTTAGAAATGCTGGCATCTCCCTATTGCTTGTATCAATAAAGTGAATGTAAGGTTCACCTGTATGCATACGCAATTCTAGAATTTGTTGCCACAAATGTTTTGCTGATACTGTTTCTCTTATTTCTTTTGAATGTGGATCAACCAAGTTCCATGAATCATCTGCATTTGGATCTAACATACACTTTTCAATGATGTTCATAAAGTCATCGGTGATATTAACACCATGATGTAGATTCAGGCAACGAACATTAGGATCACCTGTTGGTTTACGCATCTCTAAGAAAGCAATAATATCAGGGTGACTGATATCGAGGTAAGCAGCATACGAACCACGGCGTGTTCGTCCTTGGCGATAAGCCAACGATGAAGCATCATAAATCTTGAGGTGGGGCATAACGCCTGTGGATTTATCATCAGTAGAGCGGATGCCGAAACCAATACCAACACCACCGCCGAGCATACTAAGCCAATTAGTTTCAGATAAATTATCAACTAATCCCTCCGCTGTATCTTCAATGAAGTTAAGAAAACATGAAATAGGAAGGCCACGCTTAGACCTCCCAAAACTAAGAATTGGAGTGGAATAGCTAAGCCAATGATTAGAGGCGTAATCGTAAAGGCGCTGAGCGTGTTCAGGATTACTTCCAAAACTTTTTGATACAAAGGCGAATCGGTGTTGTGGTGATTGTTCATCTTCTTTCATGTAACTTTCTTTAAGTCGCTTGATGCCTAACTCATCGAACAGTTTATCTTTCTCTAAATCTATTTTAATACCTAGATATTCTTCCATATTTTTGCCTTATTATTATTTTGTTATAAATTCTTTAATCATCGGAAATATTGGTTCAATTGCATCAACACAAGCCAACGCAACATCTTGATGTTCTTTCTGTGTACCATTTGCTGACCTGAGTTGTATATAGTGAACCCAAGAACGAAGTGTTCCATTCATGTACAAACGTGAACCAGTCATACCTTCTGGCAGCACTGCTCTCGCTTGTTCTTTAGCAATACCGGCACCGAGTGCCCAAAGATAATGAGAACGAGCCAAATCAAGTAATTCATTTTGTTTACGTTCCCATTCCCAAATCAAAAATGCATTACTATCAATTAAATTATCCGGTTTTATACTATTCTGACGATTTTTTGTGTCCTGTAACCGACACTCTTTCAATTCAAATTCTAACTGGGACGCATCAGCATACCGCTGACTAAATTCCTGAAAGGAAAATGAACGATGCCTTAAAATTTGTCTTGCTATATCTCTTGTGGTGTTTACCTCTAAACAAATGCTCACCATTTCTAATGGTGACCAATGTTGGTTTTTGATAAGATACCGAACCAACTTTTCAGATGTTTCGGTATTATTTTGATTGGCAGGATTTGAGACTCTGGCCACAAAAGCAACCTGTTCTAACAAATCTTTACCGTCTATACCCTGTGTGTATGATATCAATTTTACATTCATAATTAAACCTTTTTCCAATTAATAAATTCCATCTTAGCTCTGAGATTCACAAAGGTATTCTTACTTATGATATCTTGGATTTCATCAGGTAAGAAACCATTCAATACCATGTCATTAATATCTTTTTCTTCAATATATTCAGGCCAAATAACAACATTATAATGTTCTTCAATGCATTTGTCAATCTGTTTACATATATCTTTGTTCCGTGGTTCATTATCATATACAAGAACTACTTTAGTTTTGTCAAATAACTTACTGATTGATGACAAATTAGAATCCGCAGTTGCCACAGCGTTCTCCAAGAACATGGAGTCAATAGGACCTTCCACTACGTAGATAGTCTCTTCCTGATTGATTCGGTCAAGACCAAAGACCTTACTGTTGTCATCAGATAACTTGACAGTTATATATCTCAGTTTGGATTCACCAAGTGCTCTACCTTGAAACGCAATCAAGTTTTTATCGGCATCATAGAATGGTATTACAAGTCTCGGATCATTCTCTTTGAGACCTTCTTTTTCAATCTGCAAGGATTCCACGAAACCTTTGAAATCTTCTGCAAAGTATAACTCCGAATGAAATCCCTCGGGTATTTTGCGTGACTCAACATACACTTTAGCATAATGTTTTTTTGGTAAAGACTTGATTGATGGGATGCCCAAAGATTTCTTAAATTTGGGAGTTTCTGTTTTGAATTCTTCAAAGGTTGGTTTAACGTAATTGTTTGCACTGGCAGAATCCTTGTAACGTTCTAATGAATATTCTTTTGACAAGTTTGGATCAACTTTGTCAAGCAAGTTATAAAAAGTGGTAGAGACACCACAGTTATGACACATATAGAAATAGTCATTCTTCTTGCGGTAAACATAACCACGGGATTTGGATTTGTGTTTTTGTGAATCGCCACAGAGAGGACACCTGAAGTTGTACAGGTCTTCCTTCTTCTGTGTGAATTTGTTCAGCTTTGGAGAAAGCCTCAGCAAAAAAGTTCTATCAATGTAAACGGACATAACGAAACCATGTGATTAAAGTTCTGTGATTGTAACAGAACCTTAATATATTGTCAAGTAGAGATTAGGTAAATAATGCCAATATCTTGTCGGCATGGCCGGCAAAGAAACCTCCAGCGCCAACAACTCCGGCAAATGTCCAAATCAATTTATCTCTTTGAGATTTGATGGCAGATATTTCCTTGGACAAGGAGGCATGTTGGGTGCATGATGCATCATACATTTCCTTTAGTTGGTCTTTAATTTCATCACGGGTCTTATCCAGACAATCGTGCATATCTCTGACATCAACTTTAAGTTCATCCATCTTTTCGTTGAGATTTTCTACCTTTGTCTCAACGATACCTATTCTCTCTACTGTAGTTGCCATTTATTTCTTCACAGGTACTTCTGTGCCTTCTAGTTTTTTGTGGATTTTAATTGTTTTACAATCTTGCTTTGGTTTGCCATCTTTACCCATAACTGGCTTACCGGCTTTGTCAACTTTGTCATGGCAAACTTGTTTTGTTTCAGAAGCAAATACATGGTTGTTATATGCTGGAAACCAAAGACCTAAAATTAAACAGAAAGACCAAAATGTATTCTTCATAATAACTCCTTAAATTTCTGGTTGAGGTGCAGGTGCAGGTGCAGGTTTACCACCGAAGCCTGTTACTACTTGTGACGTTACTGTTGGTTGTACATCGCCAATAGGTGATGATATACTGCGTGTTGGTGCCGGTGCAGGAGGTGGTGATGGTGGTGCTGGTGGTGGAGTATATGGACGATTTGCTGAGTCTAGAGCTTTTGCTCTTAAATCTTTATCGTTACCAGCCAACATAATACCAGACAATGTACCTGTTAAGAATGTTGCAATAGGAATAATCAATTCAAAGAATTTTGAATCAATTGGACTAATAGCGTTTAATGGTTGAGTAACAAAGATGATGGAGAATAATACAACAAACACAATACCTGTTAGTGTCAATGCTAAACAGATACCGATAAAAAATTTCAAACGAGCCATCAACTGCTCTTCTGTGTACATGAAAGTATTATTATTTTCCACAATTTACTCCTTGTTGGCAAGATATTGATTTTGTTTTTTGTTCTTCTAAAACATTTTGCGCTTCTTTTGGTGGACCTAATCTTGGGTCTCTCTGACCTTTAAAAATATGTTCTGGACAAGTTCTTGTTACATCACATATTGGAAATTTACAAAAGTCTTTATCCCAGTTTGCTGGGTCTTGGCACGGATAACGGAATCTATCTCCAGCACAAAATGCTAATGTTAATGGTAAAACAATTATTGCAAGCGCTATATACAAAAGTTTTTTATCTGACATGATTAAGCTCCCAAAACATCTAATGCGTGTTCATAGTGTTTGATTCTATCTTCAAGTCCAATTGTACCACCATTGATACGTTTGGTCATGTTTAAAATATCACCTTTGTCTGCCAAAGCATTCAAGTTATTTGTTTCCCAGAACCAGCAAGCTGATTGGGCTGCACCTTCAAAAGTAGAAAGATATTCTGATGCTTCTTCTGGTGTAATTTCTAAAGAATCAGCAAATGCAACATAGTTAGATTTACCAGTCAATTGAATTAGTCCACGGCCGCAATATTTATAACCATCACCAGATGCTTCATCACCATTACCCATACGGCTTGCATAGACACGATTAGCGATAGCCGCTTGTTTATTTGGCTTAGAACAATATTCTTCCGCTAACGCATCTGTTGGAAAATATTTACCAAACAGTTTACGTAAGGTTGCAGGTTTGTAATTTAGATTTTCTTTAAGTGCAGTAAAACTACCAGATTCATGAGCACATTGAGCTATGAATGCTGCTATTCTTTTTGGTGTATTGATTTCGTAGTCAGGCAACAATTGTGACAAAGCATGAAACCAATGGTCAATATATGGGTTCTTTGGCAGTAATTGTTTTAATTGTTCTTTTGTTAGTTCCATTATTTTACACTTTCAAAAATTTGTTTTTGTTTTTGATACCATTCAATCCATGCATCATTTTTCACAGCACATTCATAGTATGTACCATAATTATTTGTTATTGTTTTAGTAACATCACTTAATTTAGCGTCATCTTGGACTTTTTGCAATTGTGGACAAGGCATCATTACAATACTACCTGGTGCTTCTGGAAACTTCATCGTAACTGGAACAGTGGTAGAACAACCAACCATCAATAAAGGTAAAAGATATTTCATTTTGGTGCCTCTGCTGCATCATTATGTGCTTTAATAAATTCTTGTGGAATTTCACAGACTCCACCTTTTGCAAATTTCTCATCATATTTAACTATCTCACGGTCAACGTATTTAACAATATCTTCACCACGGGTCTTAATTACTTGAGTTTTAATTACTAACTTTTGAACAATCTTTACATTTTCTTCTTTTGATTGTACTTCAGCTGCAGCAACTTTATCTTGCATTTCTTTTACTCTTGCTTCCCATGCATCATTATCATGTATTGCACCGGCCATAAAAGTACCTATTGCAATTGCAATAATAGAACCAAGTTGTATGGGAGTTTTATAAACATAAACAAATGGAATAAATGACAAGAATCTTACAAAATAAGATACGACCAAACCGACAACGCCGGCAATTAAGACGGCGTAAAAAATCCAATTAGGTAACCAATGTAATAACCACATAATTTATGCCATCGGTGTTTTTCTTTTGGCCATCTGTATTAGTACAGGACCTTTTTTCTTCTTTGGATTGACACCAGGTTCACCACCTTGGCCACCAGAACCAGCAATCTTTCCACTACCAACAGTATTGGTAGGTGCAGCACTCATGGCACCCACACCCATACCATCTTCAGAAAGTTTCTTTTGGTTTTTGGCCATTTTGGCATACAATTTTGAACTTACTGGTCGGTCTTGTTCTTTATCGGCTTTAGAATACTGTGAATATTTTTCTGCATTACGACCAGCAATCCTTTTTTTCACAGTATCCATGTATGAACCTTCTTCTAGTCCAACATCTTCTGATGTTGCTCTCCAACCACCACCCATAGCTTTATATTTCTTTGATGCCCAACCGTTTGCATATGCAGATGGATATACAGCAAATTTAGATTTTGCAGCAGATTTGGCTCTAGCCCATTTTTCTGGACTTGTTGGAACATTTTTTTCTTCTAAGTGTTCTTCTCTAAATACTTTAAATGATTTCATTATTTTGTCCTAACATTAATTGGTGCACCACGGCGTTCTGGATTTGGATCTTCTCTGCGTTTTCTTCTAGCAGCTGAAGCTCTTCCCTCTTTACCTAAAGCTTGTGCTTTTGCTTGTGGAAGACATTTAGGTTTGCCTTCACCAGGATCACGAGCACAATCCCCTTTGATATTACCTTTGGTATCCATGCGAACCCATTTCTGAGCAAACCATTTTCTTAAATCTTCAGCAAGTTCTTTTCTTCTTTGCTCGTTTGATTTTATATTAGGATTGTTTGGGTTTTTATATTTTGTTTTACGAAATCCTTTTGAATCATAATCTCCAGATTTCTTTTTAGATATTGCTGTTGCAGCTGCAATAGCGGCTGCAGCTGATTCTTTCATACAACTTCCTGGAGAAAAAGGTTTCTTTCCTGGTACAGGCTTATGACCTGGCCAGCATCTTCCTTTTTCATCTATGTATTGTTTAAAAGTTTTCATATTTGTATTAATATCTCTGCGACATTTAAATCTAATGGAATTTCTGCTACTGATATATTTTTACCTCTAATTCCATACACCATATCTGGTGCAATGTTTAAATAAGATAAAAACGTTTTCAATATATCATAATCTCGTTCATCAGTCTTATAGAATAATATTCTTGCTGTTGCTTCAGAACCAAAAACATTATTCAATAAGATAATATGATTTAGAATAAGTCTTTCTTTGATTGTCTTGGTGATTTTATATCTACGAAATAACCTTTTCAGGTATTTTGTTCTTTTAATATCTCCCTCAAATTCCGACAAAATGCAATGCGGTGATGTATAACACTTCACAGCATACATTAAGAAATTATCTTCATTCAAATTATCAAACATAGTGTAGAAATAGGCACCCGAAAGTGCCTATTTTCATTATAGACCTGCGTAATATGTTCCGCTATTACTTGTATTACCAGATAGTGCGTTGTAAGCAACCGCATTAGCCAAACAAACTAATGTTTCTACTTGTTTACGTCCTAAACGGCCGCCTGTACCAGAAACAACGTGAACCCAACCAGTGTGTGCGCCTTCTCCATGATTTGCTGCACCCCAAGAAGCATTAGCAGCACGGGTAGCAGTAACTAAAACTGTATCTTGGTTATAAGTATTCGCCACTCCAGTTTGCCATTTGATTTGTTGGTCAAACTCAATTAATGTACCAGATGCTACAACAGCAGTTGTACCTGCGTTGAATGTAACTGTATTACCAACGACATTCGTAACTCTTGTGTTTCCAGCAAAGAAGTTTGATGTACCATTAGCTGTTAAACCTGATCCGTAGGCATAACTTCCAACTATTACACCAGCGTTTGCTATGTTATTTTGACCACCATCATTATAAACAAAAGTGATAGTAGCAGCACCCGAAGCAGTACTATTTGCTGTTGTTGTCTGATAAACTTCACGGACTTGTCTTAAATCCGGAAATTTTGGTTTTGTATTTGCATATAAATCTGTATTTGACCATGCTGACATTTGTGTCTCCTTTTAACCTTTGGTTATGTTGCTTATTTATGTGTTATTTGTTTTTACCAGTAGGATCAGATCCTGGACGCTTCTTCATCATTGGATCAATCTCAATAGTATCTCTTGTTTGACCTGTTAATGTCTTTCCACCAGTCAAGACAGCTGCCGCATCTGGTTTATTCTCACCGACATTATCTGTTGGTTTTGTTATACTCATCTTTGGTTTCTTGCCATAAGATGTTGTTGGTTTATCTTCCTTTTCATGGTCGTATAACTCTTCCTTCATATTTTTTCTTTTATATATGGATTTGATTATACGAGCAGACTTGGACCTTTGACTTTTTCTTTCAGCATCTGATGGATTATCTACTTCCATACCTACTGTTTGTGTTGCAGCCATTGAATCTTGAAACTTATCTTCTTTGACTGGTGTAAGAGCACGCTTGGCATTTTCTGCGTTTCTTCTTTCTTCTTCTTCACGCTTCTTTTTGGCAGCTTCTAAAGCCTTTTGCCAACGAACTGCAGCAGATTGTGCCTCAACCATTGTTTCATCATCATGTTCAACAGAGTCACCCATGTAGCGACCTTGGCCATAACCACGGCGTTCGGCTTCAGTAGGTTCTTTTCCGACTGGTTGTTTTTGTGGACCAGAATTGGCTTTCTTCATTTCAGTTGATGTTCTGTCACTAAGTCTTTTTAGACCAGCATTACGAGCATTCAACTTTGTTTTTGCTGCTTTGTCTTGACCCATACTGGACATTACTTTAACAGCAGCATCTTGTCTGCTCTTTACGGCAGCTGCATGATATCCAGTAGTTGATATTTCATCAATAGGTTCAACTTCTTCATTTTTAGTTGACAAATAAGAACCAACAGTATTGATGTAGTCCGCAGCCAAAGTTACTTTTGATTGTACCCAAGCAGGCATTTGTTTTTCGTAATCTTTACCAACATAATCACGAATCATTTTTGAACAACGGTCAATATCATCCAATTGATTTAGAACCATACTGCCTTCATCATCCAACATTTTGCCCATGGCGATAGCGACATGATTTTCTGATATTTGTGGCATAATTTCTTCATGGATTTTAGAAATGTAATTATAATCTTTCATTGTCAACATTCCTTTTTTACGAATGTTAATCAACTTCTCCACAACACGGTGCAAATCCATATCTGTTCTGATATCTTCACGAGCCAATTCTAAAACACGAATAAGCAATGGAATATCCAATGTAACAGTATCTTTCTTATCAGTCATTTCATTAAGTCTGCTATTTTTCCAATTAATGAACTGATTTGTTTTTGAATGAGCAACTTTTTGGTCTTTTGTGGCAAACTTTGGATTAATACCTCTAGACAATAGATATTTGTCCAAAGCTGCATCCTCGGAAATGTCCGTATTCTTAATTAATGATTTAAGTAATTGTGCTCTGCTCATTTTGTACCTTATTCGGATGTGCCTGTTTTTCCAAGCATTTCATTTTTCATTCTTTTCATAGTTTTTGCAGCAAGTTCTTTTGCATTGTTCAAGGGTTTATTTTCTGCATTGGTAACAAAAGGAGTGTCCATACCAGGAGATGATACTGGTGTACGACCTTCTACTACAACTTCTTCTTTTTGAGTTGGTTTTTTACCAGTTTGTGGTACACCCATCTTGCGTTGTAGGTCTTTACGTTGATCCTCATCGGAACCACCAGTCAAGGCCTTAAATGCTTTTTTTGCAGCATTCTTCATCATGTTTTCTTCAACATATTCTTCATTCTTTTTTCCATAGTAAGCACCAAGAGCCATTTTCTTGCGTTCAGCCTTAGACTTACCAGCAAATTTTGGATTATCTGAATGTATAAAATCATGAATATAATCACCAGCATCTGCATCTTTAGAAAGAACTTCATTAATCAATTCATCAAGAATTGGTTCTTCATATTTTTCTTTCATACCCTTTAATGTCATAGGACCTGGGTGATATTTGACTTTAGTACTTTTACTATCTGAACCAGGTCCAACATCATCTTTTCTTTTCGTTTTTACACGGCCAGAAAGAGTATCTTCTGTTCTATCTGAAGGATCAATTTCTTCTTTCATCTTTTCTTTTGGTTCTTCTTGTTCTGGTTTTTCTTTTTGTTTAGAACCACCATAACGTGAACCTTGTTTTACACCAGAACCACCATTAGGTTCAGGTTTACGTGGACTTTTGTAATCAAAAGCATTTTCTTCAACTGTTTCTTCAGATGTTGGTTTTTTACCAGCACGTAGAGCTGCCAAATCTAAAGCATCAATTGCTTTTTTATCACCAGCAAGTGCAGCGATTTTCTTTTGGGCTGGAGACAATTCTTTCTCCATGATTCCTCTGATTACGTCAGCAACTGGGTCTTTTTTATTAAAATTTATCATTGTTGTTCTCCGTTTAGCAATTCCATTTACGCAAAGACTTATTGATTCTAGAATCAGGATCATTAGCTGTCTTAGCAGATGTTAACCTTTTTTTCATACCAGACATTCTGGCACAAAACGACTTTCTTCTTTTTGCAGCTTTACTATCTGGATCCAACTTAGATGGCTTTGTTGTAACAGCCATTGAAAGTTTAGAACCTGGATGTTCTCTGCGATACGAAGCAATACCTTTTCTATTTAAGCCACCTTTTGGATCTTTTCCAGCAGAACGTTGCCATGCAGGTGAATCTTCTTTAATATTTTTTGCAGCTAATTCAAAACCTTTTCCTTTAGCATCTGCTGCGCCGCCAAATTCACCTACTGATTTTTCTCTATCTGCTTGGTCTTGGTATTCTTTGGCTTTATCTTTTAAATGCTTTTTCTGACGCTTAATTTCTTCAGCATCTTGGTGCAAGGTTTGTGCATCAACTTCATTTAAGTATTCTTTAAAAGTTTTCATTTCTTCTTCTTTTTAATTACAGTTGTTATGTTCTTATCTTGGTCTTTGTATGACTGCATCGGTTCTTTATTGGTTGCACCACCTAAAGTTCCACCAACACCCATATCATTTGCACCTGGATCGTCTATTGCTTCTACAACTTTTCTTCTAAAATTCTTAAAGTCTATCTGTTCTCTGTATGTTACATCGCCTAGACCAGACATAGGGTATACTGTTCCCTGTTGGCGTGTATCGAATTCTGGACCGATGGTCGTTACATTTCTAAGTCTTTGACTTACAGTAGGAACATCGGTGTTCTTTTTCTTTTTTATTGTTTCTTTGTCTTTGGAGAAGTTGCTTTCTTTTGGCTCTGGGTAGATTTTGATTTTGGGGCCGTTGTTTTCTTCGCTGTACGTTTTGAAGGTGTAACTACCTCTTTTTTTGTTTCCGTCCCACTTGATATCACCGGAGTTGGGGTCACCTGCTCTGTTGTCTGGGGTAATGTCTCCTGGACCATCGGCTTTTGGACCTCCTCCACTTTGGAGTCTTGGTCCTTTGGCTTTATTTTCAACCAATCTACTATTTTCTTTAGCATGATAATTTTCCTTAAAATAATTAAATGATTCATTGGCACCCAATCTACCATGATTTTCCAACCACGAATAAGAAATTTCGCCATAGTTTTTACTGTCTATAAATGTATTTATTTTTTTATAGGTCTCAGTAATATCTTCTTCAATAGATTCGATTTCGGAACTATTGTCAAAATATATGAAGTTATCAAAATTTTGTACGTAAGATTCTTTACAAGATTGGGCAAGTTCCCACTTTTCTCGTCTGATTGATTCGGCAATCATTTTTGTCAATCTTAGATTTCTTTCTTGGCTGGCTCTGTCTGTGGTATTAACAAATACCATAATTGTTTCGTAACCAAGTTCTTCTAATTCTTCTCTAATTGTAATTATGCGAGAATGGTCATCAGCAGGTCCATTGATAATCAAAGGTCCACGATTTCTGATTGATTCTCTACGAAAGTCATTAGATTTTTCAGACAATCTTTGTTTGTCCATCAGGTAATCAAAAGCTTGTACTGAATTTAACTCTACTGCCTTTGATTCAGCAATTGCTTCACGGATGATAACATCTTTACCAGAACCTGGTCCGCCCGTCACAAAAATAGCCTTAAACATACCACGATTGTAAGATTCGTGTAATCCCATACCTTTTCTTGTGTCATGCATCAACTCTTTTGCATGAGCACCAGAAACGTGGCCAGGAACACCTTGTTTAAATTTTCCAAGGTCTTTATTTCTGGCATGTTCACGCATCTTGGTACCAGACATACCAGTTGTACCTTCTGCATCTGGATCACGTTCACCAGCAGAATGTACAGTTATTTTTTTGAAATGATACAATGCACCTTCATGTGGTCCATTATATTTGTTTAATGTATTTTTCATTTCATGTACACGGTCAGAACCAACTACCATATGAAGATGTGAAACACCTTGTTTATGTAATTGAGCTGCATGATGTAAGAACGATGGATGTTCTTTTGATGAAGATTGAAAATTAGTACCAGGAGAATATCTCTTTAGATGTTTTACTTTTTCACCGGCAGATAAAGGATTTTTCTTTGCATCTTGTGAATGTGATGTGACAACTGTATGACCAGCATTATGTTTTGCAGCAACTTCTTTAACTTTGTCAATTAACTTCAAGTGGCCAGTAGTAGGCGGATTCATTCTACCAAAGGTAAAAACATGGTGTTTTTCACCATTCTTTTCCTCTTGTAGTATATCTAAAAATGATTTCATTTAATCTTTATGTCCTAATGTTTTCTTAAATGCTTCTAGATGGTCATCTTTGTCCAAATCAACATGACTCTTTTTCAAAGCTTTTACACTAGCAGGATGAAAAGCAACGGTTCTAGCGCTTTTATTACCTTTTTGTTTTTCTCTGATTCTCCATTTACCTTCACCTGAAATTCTTGGCAATCCGTGGCCAGTTTCATCTTTTGTACCGACTCTATAAGTTCCATGTCCACCAACTTGTAGTACATGTACATGATGGTCCTGTAAATATGATTCTGCCGGTTTTAAATCTGGATGATGAATTTCAATAGACTTTGCTCTACCAGAAGCAGTAGTTTCAGATTTTTCTGGATTGTGATGGTGTGCGTTCATATGATCCAAAATGCCAGCATGTTCAATTGCTTTAGCATATTTTGGTCTTTTTTCTCTTTGTGAATCTTTAATATGCCAACCTTTTTCTTTTGTATGATGTATTGTCAACTGACCCATAGCAGCAGTAACACCATTTTTTGTTTCACCATTAAGCAAATGTCCAGATACGATACCGGCATGAAAGTGACTTTTTGATCCTTTTTTCTTATGTTCTACAGCAAAATCCGTACCGCTAGTTGAACCTGCACCTGATAAATGGTGAGGCATAATTCCATGTTTTTTCATTCTATCAACAAATTTACTTTCATATTCATGACCTTTGTTTGGTGGTGCTTCGCCAGGTTTGTGTAATTTGGATATTGGAATAGTATGATGATTACCTGTTTCATCTTCAGCGTGAACGTGTATTTTTCCATTAATATGTTCAACTTTATGAATTTTTACAGAAGAACCTTTTGGCAAATCATCATGTTCAGATGCTAATGCGTGTGAAAATTTTCCAGATCCTACATGGGGGTCAACATATTTCTTTTTATGTTCATCACCAATTGCACCAGACGCAGTAAGTTTTCCACGGCCTTCATTGATTAAAAAACTTTTAAATGTTATCATTTTCTTACCTTTAACAAATTTTGTTTTGCGAATTCTGCACGATTAACCAATTTAGTTGGTTCATTATTATGATGCACAACGAAACCTTCTGGTTTAGATTTTTTACCTTCAATGTGGTGTTGGTAGTGTCCTTCATGTGTTTCTAAAGAACTTACTAAAGCATTTTTGGCTTGATGTAAATGGTGATGCATAGCAAATAGATTGCCATAATGTGACTTGTTCTTTTCAACATGAGCAATTTGTTTAACGCCTTCACCAGTTTTTTCTGATTTGGCTTTTTCTGTTTTTACCTTTGCGGCTTGTTTTTCGTGTACATCTTTTAAATGTTCTTTGAAACCTTTAACAGATGGTACTTCATCGTGTCTTACAGTTTTATTAATGTATGTAGAAAGATGACCTGATTCACCAGTATGTTTTGGATGCATAGCATCATACATTTTATGGCCATGCGTGTCGTGAATTTCTTTTGCTGCAGCCATGTGAGTTTGAAACTTCTTCTCATTCTCAGGAGAATGTTTAACTTTACTTGTATCATGTTCAGCACCATGAATATGAACATCTGGATGTTCTTTAAAATTGTGGTGGTCAACATGAGGAGAAGCACTTTTCATGTCATCACTGTATTTTTGATGAACAACTATACCAACCTTAGACCTTTTAATTTTTTTTGCCGCATCACCATGAGCAGTATAAGTGATTGTATTTGGTGTGAAAGACACTTTACTGTCTTTTGCTTCTACAATAAAACCTTCATGTAAATGTTTGGTTTCTGCATGGTGCATCAAATCACCTTGATATACACCAGTTTTAGGTGTTACTTTTGGTAGGTGTTTGAGTGCGTGTTTAAGTGTTCTTGCAAGACCAGGCGCATGGCCGTGGTTCCTATCAATATCTTTTTCCGTGTGATTAATCTTTGGATTTTTGTTGAATGCCGATTTAGTTGCAACAAAGAATTTACCATTTGAAGGATGATGACCAAAAACAAGTGATGGAGAACCATCATATTTCATTGTTAGATTACTGCTTTTTGCACCAGAGGTCATATGAGCATGAGCCTTCATTAGTGCTTCATGTGCGTGTTCAAAACCGGCATGACCGTGCATTAATGGGCGGTCTTCAGCATGATGAATGTGCTTAAGTTCTCCGCCTTCAGCTTCTTCTTTTAAAAACGATTGAAAAGTTAACATTAATATTTACCCCTAGATATGCAACACACTTTGGTTGTCAATGGGCTTATTTATATGTTTCGGAGTTCCATTTATTAACAAAATCGGTACAAACTCCTGTGATAAGCATTGTTTTGGCATAATCCCAATAGTCTCTGTCCAATTCTGGTAAGACTGCGATGCTTTTTGGAAACAATTCTCTTATCTTAGGATAGGTCCAGATGTATCCCCAACTGGTCAAAGTAACATCATCTTCTTGGTGCCAGAAACAATGTATACCTTCTTCCCTTAATAAGTTTAATGCATCCAGGTTCTTACAGTGAATCCATAGGCCATCTTGTGACAGGAATTCAAGAGTTGTTTCATATTCTGGTTTGTCATGTCCCAACCACCAGCGGTCATGATACCACCAAACATCAATCTCACAAGGAATACCCTCCGACAAACAATATCGTATTTGTTTTGGATTATTTTCTAGTTCTTTGTCTGGTCCATCCAATAAAGCACGGTGGGCTATAACTATCATCTGTAAAATTCCTTATTCAAGTGTATTTGTTGCCACGGAAGATTCAGCATTTCAATAAAAGTTGTTGATGCCGTATGTGGACACAATAGATTATTTCTATCATATATTATCGGTAGATAACAAATAGCTTTACAGAAATTGATGACATTGAATTGATTACCGACCTGTAACATATCACCAGTACCTTGTCCTGTATGATTCGGATGAAAAACGGTATAGAAATATCTGGGGTCAAAGTCTGGAAGTTCTTGGTGTACCAACATATCTGGTCGTGTTCTTATTACCAAATCATACTGTGTTCCTGTTTTCATAATGTAGTCCTCAAGCATCAAAATGCCTTGACCCATCTTAAAAAACATTGAAAGTATATTCAAAGACCTATGATTGTAGTTTGGATATCTCTTAATCTGTTGTAAGAAATTCTCCCTATAATCATCAAAGCGTTGTATGGAAACTGCCTTGGCGCCATAGGCTTCTGCAATAGCACTATGTTCTACTCCAGGTGTGCCTTCAATAAAGCCTTCTTCATCATTACCAGCAGTTAAACCGTACCAACCTTCTTCACTCCAAGTGTTGATAAAGATATCTGGATTGTATTTGTCAATAAATCGTTCTTTAAAATTTGGTAGAACTTCTCTCCAATGGCGCATATGGCCAGTTAAAACAAGAGCTACTTTCATTTCTTATGTGTCAAAAAGTAATTCAAATCTTCTGGAGTGCCGATACCCCACATACCAGTAACTTGTTTAACACGAATCTTTTTACCATCTTCAATTGCTTCATTGAATACAGGTGCAACATAGAATTCATTGTTTGTACGGATATTCTTGTCAATCATCTGTTCGGCATACTTGACATAATCAGAACCTTTGTTCCAATAATAAACACCGACTGTTGCTTGGTCTGAAATGACTTTCTTCTCGGCAACTTCTGAAACAAAACCATTGTCATCTAGTTTTGCATAAGACCATTTAGGATGTGTTGCCTTGAATGTAAGAATACCACCATCAATTGAATCTGCTTTAAAAGCATATAGACATTCATTTGAGTTCCATTCAACGTATTGGTCTGAGTTTGCCATAATCAATGGTGCATCATTGTTAATGAACTCTTTGGCCAACAATGTAGTACAGGCTGCACCTTCTGTTATGCCGTCAACTTGAACGATTGTACAATTAGGTGCAATCAAGTTAAGCAAGTATTTTAGATTGTACTTTTCATAATGTTCACGTTGAACCAAGAAAATATAATTTGCTTCAATATTCAAATTCTCAACAACCACCTGAATCATGGGTTTACCATTAACTTCAATAAGTGGTTTAGGGAATGTGTAACCTGCCTGAGCAAATCTAGAACCTGCACCTGCCATAGGAATAAGAACATTCAATTTCTCATCACGCCATGGAATTGTTGTGTCTTTAATGTCAAAATTATCAATCATTTCTAAAAACTTAGTCCCTTCTAAATCATATGCATCTTTTACAGGATATAGGTGAGCACCAGAATTCAATGCACCTTCACGACCTATATGTGAATCTTCAATAATGATAGTGTTCTTAGGCAAAGATTTCATCTTTGTCATACACTGCCAATACATTTCTGGAAATGGTTTTGGATTAAAAACATCTTCGTTACTTACAAAATAATCCACATATTGAATTACATTCATTGAATTAAGAGCAATCTTAACTGTCTCACGGATACTGTTAGAAGCAACAGCAACTTTCCATCCTCTGTTCTTTAATTGTTCCATCAACCACGAAACAGAACTATTTCTTGGACAACCAGGAATCAACTTGAATGTTTCTTCCTGTTTTTCTCTCCAGATTTCATTATAGTATTCAACTGGTAGTCCTTTGTCTGCTGTCAACATCTGTAATTTTCTGGTGGTGTTTAATCCATCATATCTTGATAGGTGTTCTTCACGGGTAATTACAAATTTTGGAGTGCCTGTAACTTTATGTAGAGCTGCATTAAGTGTTTCATAATGCATTTCACGGGAATCTATCATCACACCATCAAGGTCAAAAATAACCAATTTATTCATTTTATCCCCAAGTTGTGCCTTCAAAATCTAACCAATATCTAACTATACGACCTTTACCTTCTAACAAATAAGGTGGCATACAATGCATCATACCACGGCCAGAGTTATAGTATAACAAAGTTTTAGGTCCTTTGTCAAGCGACCATGCAAAGTGGCTAGTACCAGTATCACCACCAATGAATATTTCTGTGGTCATTATGTGTTGTATGTTTGCCATAAAATCAGATGAATACTGCCAATCTGGAGAAATACATCTATCTTTAAATTGTTCCATACCACATATAATCTTTTCATAACCATTATATTCTTTTGTTGAATACTCCGCAATTATTTTATCAAATACAGGTTGAGGCCAGTTTCTATAAATGTTATATGGTGCATCAAAAACTGGACATATCACAATCTTCTTCTCTGTTATCAGTGGATTTTTTATGATAACATTGTCACCAATAACATCACGGAAGTCCCAAAGATTAACTCTACGCCATTGCATGTAAGATTCACCTGGAGTTTCAGAAAAATAATCTGTATTCTTTAAAAGAAATTGATAGAACTCTTGTATGTAACCAACTGAACTAACAGAACCTGGCAACATATGAAATTTAATACCTGGATTTTCTTTTCTGAGATAAGCCACAACGTTGGCAACACCTATCAAATCACCATTTTTTACTTCATCCCCAAAGACACCTCGTTCTATGTTTAAAATCATAGATACTTCTCCAAGTCTTTTGCATGAACTAATTTTGCTTTACGGTCCAAGTAGAAGTGTTTTTCAAATACTTGTTCAATATTTTTTCCATTGTCCCATGTAATGCCATCACCAACAATCCATTCTGGATTCCAATCTTCTGGTTTCCAAACACAAAACAATTCCTTATCAAGTAAATCAGCCATCATACCGACACCAGTAAAGTTTGTAATGAATGGTTTTTTAGATTCTTTGATGATGTAACAATTGGTCAACAGGTCATTGTTGAAGTCAATGAATTCAAAATCTTTGAGATGGGATAGAATGTTTGTTTTTCTTCTATTGTCGGTACTGAAGTGATTCCATCTATCACCAACATAATAAGTATCTTTGATTTCAACATCACACTTTGGATATTTCAATACAAATTTATCATCAACTTCAAAATCAATTTTATAAACATCTTTTAGGAAGTTTTCATATTTGCAAGTTTCAATTGGTCTATTAGGATTTCTTTTGTATTCCCTTTCAGTACCCCAATTATCCATATTAATTACTTCACCTTGAAACTCATTGTCAAAGTACACACCATAAAACAAATCTTGGTACATCAAAAAGTCTTTAAATCCTTTGAATTTTTCTGTTTGATGTTTAACAATTAAATTGTATTTACCAAATCTGTTGTGAAGGCCAGCCAATACCGGAATACAATTCAAAAAATCACCTAAGGCGTCAGTTTGTCTTACATAAAAATTCATTTCATAATTCTTTCATATAACGATTTAAAATTATCACCTTCCATTTTTTCCCACATATGTATAAATGGAATATAGTTATTCATTTCAAAAGGAACATTGTTATCATCAATCAATATTTGTTTCTTTGATGGTAGAACTTCATTCTTGTCAAAGTTAAATGTCATCACAGGATATTCATGATACTCAATTGGACTGGCATCAAACTCAGAAAATGCCAACGAATAACAAGCTTCTTCTGTTCTGGATCCTCTGAACAATCTTTTGCATCCGTACTTGTCGTAATTCAAAAACTTTTCTCTAACCGATGCATAAAACCTATTTGTATTTTTACTCTTTCTAATATATATGAACCCGCAATGGACAGCAGGTATATGTTTACCTACAATGTTTGATATATTGTATCCTTGATTCCAATGCCAATGTGCATCACATCTTTTCTTGCCTAACGTTCTGACAGGAAACTCAGATTGTGACAAGTAATCCCAAAGATGGTCTGGATTATATTGACATAATACATCAGTATCTAAATTGATTGTTTCATCGTAAGGCAGAATCTTATCAAAGTTTATTCTGGCATAGATACAAAACTTTTCAAAACTATTATTACAGTTTTTATAAGTTTCTTCATCTACTGTCGGATCAAATGGTGCATATTCATCAAAACAACCAAAAGACTTTGCATAGTCCAAATCTTCTGGATTAATCAACAAGCAAATAGGTCTTGTTGGATCGTGTTTCTTAATTGTATTGGCTAGAAGTGAGGCCTCAAGAATGTATCTTTGACCTATGGCAATTAAAAAGTAACCTTGAGACATTATATCAAGGTATCCAAAGCTTGGTAGATATCAAATTTAGGTTTGTATCCCAAACTTTGTATTTTTGAAATATCCAATACCATATTTTTTGTCTGAACTTTTTGGTGAAACTTTGCTGATTCTATACTGTTCAACATAGAGGTAGAATTTGTTTTATTTTTAACATAAGACAAAGCATCTTTTAAGTATATTTCTTTACCATTACCAACATTATAAATGGTATTCAATTCACCATTATCAATTATAAGATTAATTGCTTGTACCACATCATCGACATGGATATAATCCCTAAAGATTTTTCCACCATCGTACATATCAACATCTCTACCATTTTTAATTTCTTCAATCATATATTGTAGAGCATTCTTTTTCTTGGAAACTTTAGAATCAGATTTACCTAAAACATTAGCTAATCTAATGATACGATATTCAATATCAAAAGTTTCGCAATATGATATCAACAATTGTTCAGCGGCACGTTTAGTAATGGAATAGAATCCTTTTGGATCACAATATGAAGATTCTTTTGCTGGTAATTCTACATCACCATAAACAAACCAAGAACTTATAAAATTGAATGTTACAGTTTTACCCTTACAGTGTTCCAATGTTTTTATAAGAACCGTTAAATTTGTATCTATATCCAAATAAGGATTAGTATGTACATTATAATTATCAATGGTTGAAATGAAATAAACAATCTCATCGGATTTAGGTTCATAATCATATTTGTCATTGGTTACTGAATTTGATGTTAATTCGTGATAACGACCTCCAACAAATCCAGGACCTAATATACTAATCAATCGTTCCATTTTTTACAAACCTTTTCAATGTAACTCAAAATCTTATCATTGTATAGTGGTGAACAGCCGATAAAGAATACATTTGTCAAAGCAAGGTTTGAATTTGGATATTTTTTGGCATCATCCAAATGTTTGAAACCAGGATGTACAAGAATATTGCCAGCAAAATAATTTCTTGTTTGGATCTTATTAGATTCAAAATGAGAAACCAAGAATTCTTTGAGGCCTTGTGATTCGCAATAAATTGGAACACCAAACCATGATGGATCACCTGATTCCAATGAGTTGATAACCCTAACATCTTTGATGTTATCTTCAAGTATCTTCTGAATTTGATTTTTGTATTCTCTGCGTTTAGATTCCAACATATCAAACTTCAACAGTTGTTCCGAACCAATAGCACCTTGCAAATCCAAAGGTTTTAAATTATACCCAATATTTGTAAACAAGTATTTGTGGTCAATAGTACCATCATATTCTGGTATCCAATTATCAAATCGTTTGCCGCAAGTACCACACTCAAGCATATTATTTGCGCCAATGCAATAACAATCACGGCCCCACCAAGATATACTTCTGGAAAGTTTAATAAATTCTTCATCATTTGAACATACCATACCACCTTCACCCGTACTGATGTGGTGTGCTGGATAGAAAGATGTTGTCCAAGCATAATATAAGTCGGTGATTAATTTATCGTTCCATTTAGTTCCCAAAGAATCACAATTATCACCTAATAGAACTATATTGTACTTTTCACATAGAGCAACAATTTTGTCCATGTCTGGAGGATTGCCTAAAACAGGCGACACAAATATTGCTTTGGTTCTTGGTGTGATTTTTTCTTCAATTAAATTAACATCAAAATTTAAGGTATTCAATTCAATGTCAATAAAGATTGGCTTCAATTCATTCTGAACAATTGGTGCAATAGTTGTGGGGAATCCAACAGGAGATACAATAATCTCATCACCTGGTTGCCATGCAAATTTCTTTTTCATAGAAGAAATTAATACCAGATTGGCCGAACTACCAGAGTTCACCATATGTGAATAACCTACATTGAACCGTTTACTAAATTCATTTTGGAATTTTTCAACCTTTTCACCAGAAACTATCCAAGCACCATATATTAATGTATCAATGGCGGCCGCCATTTCTTTATGATCCCAAAGTTGTCCAGAATACTGAACAAATTCTCCATCTACATAATTATCATAATTTTTTACATACTTGATTTTTTCTCTAGAAAGATAATCAACCATTTCATTAGAATTTATTTTATTTCCCATAAACCATCTCCATAATATTTGTGAATTCCATGTTTCCCATGAAAACCTAAACTCTTACCTAACCACTCCGAACTCAGATTATACTCTATACTGAATCTATTGGCAATAGGTTCCGGAGCAAATTTAATTCCGTATTTCGATTCCAATGTACTTCTGTGTACTCTACATATAATATCGTCCTCAGGCAATGTGGTATACGATACATCCATATCCCTCAAAGCATCATATAACTTTTTGGATCTTAAAGTGAACCCACCATTACCAATAACACCATCACCCCAAACAGCTCCAATATAATCATATTCATAGAACTCGTCCGTCCAAGCTTCTGGATTAACTGCAAACCCATCATTATGTATAGTTAGATTATAAGGTTCTATGCACACATGTGGACATATTTTTAAACTTATATAACCATAATCATCATTATAATTTTTTATTTTATCTATCTTGGTCCATACAACAGGTATAGAAAAGTTTTCTTCAGGAAAAGGAAGGTCAGAGAACCAATAAATTTTAGTAACTTTGTCCCCTAGTGTCTCCATTGTTTTTTTAAGTGCTCTTAAATCATAATACAATGAATCAATAATTATTATACTTATCATAGTAAACTTTTATTGATAATTGTATTCATTTAAATTACTACCTAATATTGAAAAATGTGGTGATTCACCAGCAGGCAATTCTAACATTTCATTAAAAGAAGAATAACCATAAACTGAATCCATCATTCCACGGTCTCTAACAGAATCGTGCCAGGCATTCTCTAATGCTGATTCAGCACGATATATCTCAGTCATAGGAAATGTTTCTTTAAAGAATTCGATATTACTATAAAAACACATAGTTGCTAAAACACCTGGATATTTAAATGTGACTAATTTTTTATCTAACGATTCATATTTTTTAATCAATTTTGTGTAATCCAAATCTGGGTGTTGGTCATAACAAAGTTTAAATATATTTTTAAAACCATAACGACTGAGCATATTTACTCCATTATGTATGGCAGATAATTCCGCAACACCATGGTTTGGTCGTTTAGGAATTCCATCTATTTGCCAACGATTATCCGAATCATAGATAAAAGAATGACATAGATTCTGAGTTTCTTCATCTAAGGTTGAATGTGAAGATAAACAAATATAATAACCAGTTTCTCTTAAATATTTTACCAGAGTTTTGGCCATTTTTCTTTTACTCATTATAACATTATCATTACCACAATTATAATGAGATGGATCGTTACCGCCAGTATAAGCCGTAATTAATATTGCTGTATCTTGTGATACTAGATTCATTATAATGTTACCTCCAAATTAAAATCATTAAATAAAACAAATGGATCGTGTCCGAATTGATGGTCAGGTATCTTATGCAATTCAAATATATGCGGATGTAACAAATATGAAACTAACCAAAGTCCTTGGTCATCATCTACCAGATTATTATCCAACAATTGATTGAAAGATTCACGCATCAATCCTTCTAAGATTGGCCAATTATCTTTATGTGCAACAACTTTGGCACCAAGAATGTAAACATCATTTGACAGGATTGCTTGTGATACAGGTGTTCTTCTATCAAAGTCTTTGTATGAGAATAGATGAATCTTTTCAGGATCAAAATCATAAGACCACTTCTTACTTGGTGGAATATTCTTTTCTGACCTGCAATAACCAAAGTCAATCCACGCCACCATATCATTGGATGTTAGATTCTTTCCTATTGCATAATGTGTGAAGTAAGCCTTCAAGTCAGTTACCAAAACATAATCAGGATTCCAATATTCTGGATTCTTTGCTTGTGATGGCACAACGGCATTTTTGAATTCAGAACTTTTCTGTACTCGTTCAATCTGTTGCCTCATCGAAGCAAACTGTTTCTGCACATCAAATGCAATAATCTTGGTTCTATCCATTCTATCAGCACAAACTTTTTCTAGTCTTTCAACTAAATCTTCAGAAGTGAATACAATAATTTCATTTTCCAATTTGCACAGGTGTGAAAATCTTTCAATGTATGTTTCGTTACTTCTTTCCAGATAATGTGGAAGACCTTTACTAGGTGTCCAATCACCACGGCCAATATCAAAAAATGCTGTTACAATACTAATATCACTCATTCCAATACCACTTCTTATAGTTGTTAATAATTTCTATTTCTGGAGATAACTTACTTACAAAATCTTCAAAATTAAATCCAGGTCGGTGTGCATGAGCATCAACCATATATGGATTTACTGTATAATCTTTTCCACATAAAAAATAATATACAACCATAAACACATCTATTGAACCAAATGGTGGATATGAATCTCTCATCCGGTCACCATACTCATTTAAGAACTCTACAATATTATGATAATTCTCGATGAATGTAGATACCTTGAATATTGTTCCACCACCAGCACCAAAATATTTTGTCAAAGGCCTTTTACCTGAATATTGTTCAATCATATCATGCACAACCTCAGATATCAAATTATCACCAGGTTTATTTAAATGTGCAGCCATTTCCCATTCATTTTTGACAGTAACTGGTTTTAACAACCAAACATCATCTTCCATCATCTGTATATGTGATGTTTTGCACCGCAAACAAACTTCATAGAATCTGGTCAACCAAGCAATAATCTTTTCTACTGGATAACCATAACCACCATTTACATTACATGAACCAAATCTATTTTCGTAAAATTTATATTCACAATTATATTTTTTGGCTATATCAGATAAATCATCAATGCCATCGGATGACAAGAAATAATAGGCATCAGGATGATATTTTCTCAGATTACTTATGATATGATTAGTGGCCACTGTTTTATGTGGCGTGGCCATATGAATAAATGATAAATCAGCCATTTTAATTTCTCACAACAAATAAAATACTATCAAAATTTGGAGAAATATCTCTAACATCAACCACTTCATAAGTCATTGAGTCAGGAACATACTTTTTAAATTCATCACAATATTCCATTTTGGCAATATCCTCAATGATAAAGACACCACCTGGTTTCAATTTTTGCAGGTAGAGTTGAATTGCTCTTGTTTGGTCCTCAAAATGATGTGAACCATCTTCAATGATAATATCCGACATGGGTAATGATAGAACAAATTCTTCACTATATGCTTGAGCATAAATGATATGTACATTTGAAAGGTGTTTAGTATTTTCTTTAGCGCCTTGTTCACGGTTATCTATTCCAAGAATAAAAGCATCATCAAAATATTCGTGCCATAGAGCTAAACTACCACCTTTAGCAATACCAATTTCAGTAATAATAATTTGTTTTTCTTTATACTTTAAGAATTCTTTATCATAGAAACCAGTACAGTACCTATGTGAGTGTTCTTTATCTGTACCAAATTCAATATGTGTTTCATTATTTAAATTTTTCTCAATAATAATATCGACTAATGTTTTCATGTTAAGTTGTCCTATAAGTAAAATATTCTGGGCCAGATAATGTCACCTCTTCTTGGCCAAATTTATTCATCATCAAACTCTTCCAAACTGGTACACGGTCATATTGATGTACAATACAATGTGGTATTCCAGCTGTTGTGGTAATTGTCTTTGAATGATAGTTGAATACAGGTTCTGGTTCAGTTAAGAATGGTCTGAATTGACCCATCTTTTTTGGGTCGCCTGTAGTACCAAGTTGTACTGCCCATCCATCTTCCTGATTGGTAAACAATACATTATCTTTGTACGGTTGTATATTCAATAACACATTATAGACCGCCTGGTCAACGATAGGAATTGGCCTGTTGGTTGCATTAGTGAATATGTTGAAGCACATATCTTTAACATATTCACATTTACCACCAAAGGTTCCTACATTGTAAATGATGTTGTCTTTGAACCTATTATATACTTCTTGCCCATATGTCTGAAGTAAGTTATCGTTACCCCATGGTTCATCTTGGTAACGAATAGATTCTGAACCAGCCACCAAAGATTTATCACCCATGTTATCAGTAATCCATTTACATGGGTCTCTTTGGAAATAAACATCTTTAACATCGGTGGTTACAACGATATCATATATTGGAGTCCGATGTAGGTAATCATATATTGACCAGAATCTTGCAACATGAATTGGTGCATTGATTTTTGGCATAGCAACCAATTCAAAACCATGATGTATAAGTTCCGCACAAGTATCATCATCTGCATCACCAACAATCATTACTTTATCACCTTTGAAACCACAAGTTTCAATAGATTCAACCCAAGGTTTTAATTGATTGTAGTTGTATCCTGTAAAAGCACCGATGATTAAATTTTTCGCCATGGGAAAACTCCATTATATTTTTGTTTCATTATATTATTACCATTATGGAAAAATTCTGCGTTAACAGAACCTGGATTTCCATCTACTCTATAGTTTACTGTGTACTTACCAGTACAATCAAAATTCGGAAAGTATTGAGATAAGGCTTGTAACCAAACTCTATCTTGTCCCCAACCACCATGCCAAACTTGTGCTAATTTTATCGCAATTTCTGTTTTAAGGCAATAGCAATTAGTATCTATATGATTAACTCCATGATAAGTTTGCCATTTACCAAGCGATTCACAATCATCATTGGTGATGTAGTTACCATCTTTATCGCAGATTTTTCTGAGAGAATATGTCCAATCTAATTTTTTTTCTTTGATTGTGTTGATACACGTTTCTACGTGTTCTGGTTCCATCCAACAGTCTTGATCCAAATATAAAACATATTCAGTATCAATTAGATGAGTAAATCCAGCATAGACTCGGTGGCCATAGAATCCGCTGGCACCGACATTGATGGGTAGATAACATCTTTCCAAATTCTTTCTGGAAAGAAAGTCATCAGTAATGATTCTTGTTTTTGAATGGTGTTTAATACCATCAGCAACAACATAACATTTTGTTTCATAGGTTTGTTCAAGTACGGATTGAACAGCATCTTTCAACTCCGGTGAACCCGTAGTTGGTATAATCACAGTAGCAGTCATAATCAACCTCTAGTCAGTTTTAGTATCTTCTCTATTTGTTTTTCAATTGCAGGTTTACGGTTAGGCCAGTAGATATATTCCTTATCACCTGTACTATGTAGTTTGTTTAGGAAAGGGACAATCATCTTCTCCACTTCCATCAAACGATGTTTATAATCATCAGCAGTTTCTGCTGTTTTGTTGATTACTGAATTGTATTCTTCTTCAGATACAGCAGAGAATCCAAAATCATCTTCCAGATCCTGGTATTCTTTCATAATTTTATCAAATTCTGTTAGTGGCATATTTTATTTCGATAAACTAAACATTGATGGGCCTGATTCAACAATATTTCTTAAATACGGAGAATATTTTTTACCAGCTTTTGTTGTTGTTGATTCCGTTGCGATTTTAGTCCTGAATTGTATTATTAAATTATCTTTAACAACCGAATTAGCATACACTCTAACAACAGGATCTATACCCTCAACAAACATAATCTTTAAATTATTTTTTTTTAAAACATCAGAATATGAATTCACAAAATCTTTATTGAATTTTAATTGTTTAAATTTGCCTTTTTCCAATTTAACTAATTCAATCGTTTCATTTCCTTTTGTAGCTCCATGAAATATAATGGTTGCTAAATTAGTAAAAAAAATATCGTCTTTGGATTTGACTTTTGCTTGCATTTGTTTTGCAGCTTCACGATAAACAATAGACGTTGCGTTTTTTAACATATCTTTAACAGCTTCAACTCTCTTATCTTCACGACTCAAAAAAAATTCCGATTTATCATATTTTGATAATGCATCGTCATATTTTTTTTTCATCTTTGAGATATCTAATTTAAGTATATCACTCCATAAAGTTATTTGTTTTTCAAATTCATGACCACTAACTTGAAAAAATTGGTCGCCACCTTTAACTTTTAAAGATATTTGCCTAGAATAATCTTTTCCATTAACTTTTAATTTAATATCCGCTTTTGTTCCTTTCTGGTCACCAACACCATCCGAACTTATACCAATTTTATCTATTTCTCCATTGATTGCAAAGATAAGTATTTCATTTATCCAGGTTTCTTCAATATACTCTATTGAAGATTCATATAAATCATAAACAATTCTTCTATCTTCTTTAGATGATAATAAATCTGCTGCAGCAATAGGAAGATTTATTGTAAAATCTATTTTATCAATTGATATTTTACCTTGTTTTACTATAATATCTTTTACTTTGTATTCTTTATGATTCATTGAGTTTTTAAAAACGTCATCTAAAACTTTATCAATCATTTGTTTTGTTAGTTTAATATTTTTATCTTTTAAAGATTTAGGACGATTAATAAATTTGGCGGCCATAGCTGCACCAAGTATACCTTCAGCTACATCTCCTCTATTGAATTTTAATTGTTTTTCCATTTTTTTCCAATAAAAAAATTTACCTGATAATTTGTATATCTTTACCAGAGGTCCAGATTTCCAATTCAGACCTCAATCTACGCTCAGAATTAAGTGTTTCATATCTATTTATGGACTTGTTTCTCCACCACTCAATCAAGTTTACCAATTTGTGTTTTTCATAGTTTTCACCAGGAATAAGCACGTCCGTCTTACAATTTACATAGTCAACCATGTTCTTAAAACCATAGTCACTGATATAATATCTTTTCTGCTCTGTCAACCCTTTAGCCTTCTCAATCGTTGCTTGGAATGTGCCACCTTCAGGAGTACCTTTAAGTGCTGCTTTAGTGAGTGATATAATCTTCATGGATGTTTTTAACTTTTTGCTAGAAATATCATCTTCTACAATTTTACCAACTTTACTTTCCACAAAATCACGTAAATCAGAATATGGTTTACCGTGCATCATAGGTAGAAAATCAGAATCAGTAAGACCTCTATATCTGATATATGGTTTCATACCATCATATTGTGAAACAGTCTTGGAACTTCCATAGAGACTGGTAGTTTCAAATAGACATAGATTCATACCATACTTCTTGTTAATAATCTCACGTACTTCATGTGATGTACAGATTGCAGCCAGAAGTTTACCGCCAAGATAATTAAAACCAAATGGTTGTGCAGGTACAATAACAAAACCCATCATTGAAGAATCATTGAATCGTTTACCCCATTCAGTTTGTTGCGTAAACACTTGGCCAAGCATTTCATTACGAGGTTTCATATTGATTACAGGTGAACCAAGACGGATGAATCCTACGTACTTTCCTGTGTTCTTCTCACGTACTGCCAATCTAATCTGACGACCGACTGGTGAAATATTAATGTGTGAAGAAGTTATATTCAATAATGTTTCCCATGTTTCTGATGGTATTTCCAATACTTCAAAATCCATATCTTTTGGATGCATCGTGAAATTCTGAAACAATTCATCTTCAATTGCAAACAAAGGATTAGATGGAAGTTCAGCCAGAGAATTCAATTTCTGGTCACGCATATATTCATCAATCCGGTCAAAGTTACCAAAGTAATCTTCAAATACTTTAGCACAATGTACTGCATCATTAAATTCTAACTTCATAATTTAAATTTCTTTAATACTTCGTTTGCTTCATCTAAACTGATAATCTTTGGTTCTGAATCAACAGAAATAATAGATACACTAAAACCCATTTTGGATTTTGGATCATACTTTAATAATATATTGGATTTTTGTGGATCCCAACTTTTATTATTAAAATTAATTTTTATTTCTTTAATATCTCTTGTGTTCATACTTTAAATCCAGTAAATTTCTTCTGTGATTTTTCACGGTCACCAAATGTATTTAATGGTTTATCGTGGCCCGCATCAGCCAAACCTTGTTGTGCTGATTGTTCAATATCATACAGTCTCATTTTAGACCTGTCAATACCCAAAGTAAATCTCTTATGAAATGTTGGATCATTATAACGATTCTTCAACTGTTTCACCATAATCTGACCAAGTTCTTCTAGTTCTTCGGAAGAAATCAATGCGAACATTAAATCAGCGGTTGCCGGCAAACCAAAAGACTCACTTGTGTCCTCAAGTCCGGGATCGGAAGAAGTAAATCCACTTCTAGTTGTCTGTGTCGCAGAAACAATAGGTACTCCGAACTCAACGGCAAGACCTCGCAACTCCTCGGCGATGGATTTAACGTAGGAATATGAGTTGACATTGGCTCCTGCTTTGATGCGAGAAGAACAACAAATATTGAGGTAGTCAATGAAAATAATATCAGGTACAAAAGACTTTTTAAGATTGAGTTCGTTGAGTAGGGTACGAAAATGTATGCTGCTTGCAGACGCTGTTGGGTACTCTTTAATGATAAGTTTTCCAACAGTCTTTTCACGGAGTTTCGTAATTTTTCTATCATACATCTCTTTCGGTAAATCCATAAGGTCATCAATAGTTACATTCAACATATTAGCATCAATACGTTCAGCAATTTTTTCTTCAGCCATTTCCATGGTAATATATAAAACATTTTTGCCTTGTACCATAGCACCTGCAGCAACATGGCACATGAACAATGATTTACCAACACCAGTTCCTGCAAGAGCAATATTCAGTGTTTTCTTAGGCAAACCACCTTTGGTTATCTTGTTGAATAGGTCAAGGTCGAATGGAATTCTTTCTTCTTTCTTATGATAGAATTCATATCGTTCATCGGAGTTTTCAAGATAATCGTGGCCAACGGATGTATCAAACGTTACCGCCAAGGCGTCCGATAGTATTTTGGGAATCGAACCTTTGTCATTCGTTTTGTCTTTTCCATCGAGAATAGAAATAGACCCCAATACTGCGTTGTATATGGCCTTCTCTTGGCAAAATTGTTCGGTCTTGTCAACAAGCCATTGAACCTTGGATTCTGTGTCTTTAGTTTGTTCAATCTCTTGTAGATAAGTTTCGCACTTTTCCACTTCATCATCTGTGAGATTTCGTTTTTCTTTGACGGCCAATACAAGTGCTTCAATCGTTGGCGGAGAATTGTAAGATTCTGTGAATGATGTAATTTCATTGAAAAGTGTCCTATCAGTTCTATCGGTAAAATATTCTGTCTTTAGAAATGGTAATACTTTACGTAGGTAATCATCATTATAGATTAGGTTCTTTAATATCGTCTGTTCCAGCTTCATCAATTACTTCCTGTTCAATGTTAGATGACATTATTTCTACCAATAAGTCACCAATATAATTCTTAAATGTGTCATTTTTTTCCAGCTTTGCTGGCTTCATTACAGGTGATTCTAACACATCGTAAGCAAAAAGTAAATAGACCTGCTCATTTTCTTCTTTAAATTTTACCTTACCATATTTAAAGATAGTATCTTTATATGGTCCTTCCAAAAGTTTAATGTTGACTGCTGTTTTATCATCCTTTGGATAGATGAAGCAGTAATCTATTCCTTCAATCATGCTTCTGTTCCGTTCATAGTTTCAACATCAAATGTTTCATCAATGTTACTGGTCATAATTTCACCAGATGCCACACGGTACTTGTTCTCAATGAAATCACGGAATGATTTTTGTTTCAAAATAGGCATCCAGAAGTCTTTGGTATCGGTGTCTTTCTCACGGTAATTCTTTTCTTCAATAACACCATCTGCATCAACACGTTGATACCAACCATTCTTTGGTTTGACTACGTGTTTAGATTCAAGAGCAAGGTCAAGTAAGCCAGACCAAGTGCTGATGCCGCCATCAAAAGATACACTGACAGGAATTTTAGATTTTTCTTTAACATAACGACTTTTCTCTACGTTGATAATAAAATTGTAACCGGTAACTTCTGTACCATCTTTTTCTTGTTGACGACCAATAATAAAGATATTATCGGCAGAGTAATATGAACCTGTACCACCACCAACGATATCTTTTGGGAACATACCAATCTCTTTGTATGTGTGATTGACAACAATCATTGGAATATCTTTTAATGACAAGTGAGGTGTTACCATACGGAACAAACTCTTAACTTGTTTTGCTCTTGACATATCAGCAACTGATTTTTCTGCCAAGGCATCTTCAACTTCTTTTTTAGATGCCAGATTACCAATCGAATCAATGACAATAATCAATTTATCACCACGTTCTAATTGTGTCAACTGAGCCATTATATCAAATTTAAGCTGTTCAATATCAGTAAGGGGAGTATGTAAAACACGGTTGGTATCAATACCAAAAGAATCAAAATAAGATTGCGGTGTACCAAATTCAGAATCATAAAATAAAAGCGCTGCATCATCGTACTTCTCCAAATAAGATTTGGCCATCAACAAAGAGAAAGCAGTCTTAAAATGCTTGGATGGACCAGCCCACATTGTAAGACCTGGTGTCAGACCTCCGTCTAACTTACCAGAAAGTGCCACGTTAATAATTGGCACTGCGGTTGGAATCATATCTTTATCATTAAAGAATTTTGATTTGGCTAAGATAGCAGAATCTTTGATGCTGCTGTTCTTTTTAATTTTATCTAATATACTCATTTGTTTTCCTTAAACGAAAATGGTTCACTGTAATCATACTTAGGTTGAAGTTTTTTTGTTCCACTGATTGGCGGAATACTTTCACCTGAAGCCTCATCTATAACAATATTTGCCAAGTTATCTCTCTCAACGTGTATTGAATTATCTTTTGGAACAAAAACTGGAATGTCCATTTCTTCTGTTACTATTGTTTCTTTAACAACCGGTTTTGGTGGTTCTGGTTTTCTCATTGACATATTAGCAGCAATCAATAACAACACTGCCAATGGATCAAATACCACAATAATCAATAGAATTACCAGTCGTACCGCCTTGTCAAGGATGTCAGCATTAAGAGTTTCACTGTAGAGTAAGGCGGCAATATATTTGATTGGCCCAACATCCGCTTCTGTTTTCTTAAGCTCATTAGATAGAGGCGCACGTTCCTCGGAGTATGCGGCAATGGTGGTTTGCGACTGGTTAATTTCTTGTAATATTCTACTACGGTCTTTCTGTTGGGTGCGGCGTATCGCTTGTGCTTTATCGGTACCTTTTTCATCTGTTGTGCGACCCATCGTCTGGTCCACAATCTCATCATATTGTTTGAGTATCTTGCGGTTTGCATCCACATTTTCTTTCTCCGTTTTTATCTTTTCATCCAGGATTGCAATCTTGTTTAGAAGTGGTGCATTATCGGATGAATGTTCAAGGTGTGCCTTTGATAAGAAACCAAAGATACCCATGGATGTAATAAGCATCAGAATAGTTATCGCCATACATAGATATGTTTTGATAAGAATTGGACATTGTTTCCAATTATTATACAACCAAGATACTGTTACAAGTTTTGATCCTTCAAGCACAGAACCCATAACAACAACAGGCAAAAATGAACCAGGAAAAATTGCAGCCAAACCAATAACAGAATAATAGGCTGCAACGGCTGATAATGCTATTGCAGTTAGAAAAGTCAAAAAAATCATGAAAAGAAGTCCTCTAAAGAATTACCTTTCTCAGTTTTCCATCCGATGCAATCCAAAATACCACGAATTGGATCCAAGAAAGTTTTATCGAATTGTAAATCATAATCGACATACTTGTCAAGCTCAAATTCTTTCGGCAATCTGGATGGATATGAGATAACGGTTTCTTTAAATGGATTTGGCATCTTCAAATACGTATATTTGATTTTCTCACCCTCTTTAATCAACTCATATTTCTTGGTTAAACCAAGTTGTTTCAAGTGGTGATTATACAGAATGGCACCTTTCACATGAATTGGTGTACCTTTTTTATACATTGATACCGCATCAGTATAGGTTTTTAATCCGTTCATGCCACGTGGTGTAGAGATTTCTTCTGGTGGCATCTTTCTGAATTCTTCTCTGAAGTCAGCGATAAATTTATGGATATCTTCTTCTGTACCATTAATAATCAACTTGATAGAATCTTTCATCTTGGCACGAATGGCAGCAGGTGTAGATGATTTAACCATCTCAAGACCCATGACTTTCATCTTAGGTTCTGCATACTGAACGCCTTCGTTATTATAGATGTTTAGAATGTAACGTTTCTTGGCAATCCAGATACCTTTGTTGGCAAGACCTTCTCGTTTCATTTGCATTTTTTGGTCGTATGCATGGACATACGTAGCAAGCTCCTGATAACTCTTGTCAATGTACGGTTGAATCTTATCTTCACAGACACGATCCATGAAGGAGATAAGCTGATTAACATCCGTCTTTTTAGAATACACTTTATCAACAAGTGGACCAAGCTTGAGATATATAGAGTCTGTGTCCGAGGCGATAACATAATCAATTTCTTCTGTAGATAATAGTTTGTTCATGTACTCATTGATTTTGTTTTCAATCCAACGAATACTTAATTGACCAGCAGTGGTTACACCCAAGGCCATACGTAAATCATAAAACCTGAAATATTGAGAACCAAGAGCACCGTAAGCAGAGTTAAGTGATACCTTTTTAGCCAACTGTAAGTTGTCATATCTGGCAATACGTTTTTCAATTTCATATTTTTTAGATTCATCTTTTTCGACCTCATATTCTTTTTTGGCCTGAATCATCAGATTCTTAAACTTCTTTCTATCTTCATACATTTCTTCCATCATAGCAGGTAAGAAGCCTTGTTTGTCAATTCTGAACAGTTGACCATTAGGTGTGATAGTGCATTTCATTGGACCGAGAAAAGAAGTATTAATTGATTTGGATAATAAACTATCCACATTAACCTTATCAATTTCTTGTTTGAATAATTCTATAGCCTGAAGTTCTTTTTGTAGTTCTTCAGTAGTTAATTTTTTTACATCATTAAACATTTTAATTCCACAAATACTTGACCATACACGCCATTGCCAAAAGATAAGTCACACCTTTACCGATAGCAAAAATTCCTTCCCACATAAATTCCATTTCAAGTTTTGTCATTTTATCCATTTCCTTCTGTTTTCGGTTTTAGTCAATATCTGTAAATTATCAGGATGATGTAAACCACCTTTTGCAATAGGATGTATATGGTCTACTTCATGTCCTTTAGGACAAATCAAATAATATTCCTGTAATTTCTTCTTTTCTTTTTTACTTAATTTTGGAGTTTGATTCCGTATTCTCGCTCTACGCCTTGCGGCAATCTCATTTCTAATTCTACGTTTATGTTCTTCACCCAAATACCTACTTTTTTGAGCACATGAATAACTACAATATTTTGAATCATATTTCTCACTTTCAGTCCGAAACTTCTGCGTTTCATATTCGTTACCACAATGCAAACAATTTAATAAAGCTTTTCGTTCTTTATTCTTACATTCTAACACAAAAGGTTTCTTTATGTCAAATTTTTGTAGGTATTTTTTAATATTGGCATCCGAACAACCAAAATATTCAGCAACCTCACTTCTTCTCATATTTTTGGTAATAAACAAATCGTAGAGTTTATCTTTGGTAATATTGTATTTCATTGATTCTCCTAATAAGTAACCACATATACTTATTTAGTATTTCTCGACTTTAACTCCTGAATTAGTTTTTGTTTTCTATCTTCAATATAACTTCTTTCCACAAGATTTTCGGGTGAAATGGAATATTGCATCATAAGGTGGGGGTAAAGTGAATTTAGGTCAAAACTGGCCACAAAATCATGTAGACCAACTTGTACATCTTTAACATATGCACCTTCAAAAGCAGAATCTTTTTCTTGTGTAATTTTTGGCGGAACAATAATGTTTTGTTTGAGCAAATAGGAATACGTCATAGAATCCCACATACGAGTTTGTGCAAATACATCTTCGTAGTTTGATTTTGTATCATATGCCAAAGTCAAAGCCAACTCAATCAACTTCAACTTATCTTCCAAACGGAGAATCAAATCAACGTCTTTAATGTTGTATTCAATAAACTTCTGGTAATTCTGTTTGTAAAGTTGATGTAAGTTTTCAAATTCATCATAAGAAATTTTGCCATCACCAAGTTCCACTTGTGCGATATTATCCAAACGATAGGATTCTTGTGACTTTCCACCAGGAGCATACCATTTGTATAGTTCAATGTAATCAAGTGAAGCAACACCAACAATTTCATATGCAATCAGTTGACGCCCGTTGATGTTAGTTGTACGATTTTTGATGAAGTTCCAAGGAGATAATTTTTTTGTTTCATCTTCACCGAGAATCTTATTGAATCGGTTAATCAAATATGGAATATCAAAGAACTTGGTATTCCAGCCAGTGATAACATCTGGACATTTGCGTGACCATAATTCAATAAATTTCTTACAGAGTGTCCATTCATCACGGCATTTGATATAAGTCTCATTACCTTGAACCTCATAGTCACCGCATCCAAGAACAATTGGTGGTTGACCAATATAAGTGATAGCAATAGCTGTGATTGGTTCATTCGCATTGTAGGGGTCAGGAAAACCATTCTCCGAACCCACTTCAATGTCAACTACAGCAACAAGAATCTTATCTTGGTCCCATTCAACCATGTCAGGATGATGTTCAGCAATATAGGCATATTCATACCTTGTATTACCAAAGATTCTGGTATTACTTACATCTTTGAATTTGTCTAGGTAGTCTTTGGCTTCGTAGATATTACCAAAAAGTTTACGCATGAGTGGTTCACCATCAAGTGAACGATATTCAGTTTTCTTGTTGGTTGAAATGTATAATGATGGTGAGTATTCAATCTTCTGTTTTACTCTTTTACCATCCAGAACACCACGATAGAGAATATTGCCAGCGATAGACTGGACATTTGTGTAGAAACTTGACATTAACCTGTAATAATTTGTTGTTGACCTGGAAGAATAATGCCTGCACCAAAGATTTGGTCATAGTTTTTAATGAAATCTTCTGCCGGCACATAAGAGTATACTATATGTTTCTTAGAAATGGCAATAGTAGAACCTGTTTTTTGTTCTGAGTGGATTGGAAATGGTGCAAAACCTACGTTAGGTTGCCCGTCTTTGCCACGTACAATTGCAATACCCAATGGATTACACAATACGAATTCGGTTTCGGTTTCTGATTCAACTTCGGAAATAAGTTCTTCGTTGGTAATGAGTTTAAAAGCAAGAATTTTCATAATATCCTTTTGGTGTTAATATGTTATACCACATAAATAATTATATAGTTTGACTTGAACGAACATTATATCATTTTCTTATTATGTTGTCAATAGAAAAAATGGTACAAAATGGATCCGTTCACACTCTTTGCCTTGGCCAACGGTGCAGTTGCCGCTGTGAAAAAAGGTTGTCAGTTATATAAAGATATCAAAGGTGCCGCTGGGGATGTGAAAGCAGTCCTCAAGGATTTGGACGACCAGTTCCACAAGGCACACCCACCAGATAAACCAGCAACTCCCGCAGCAAAGAAACAGTTAGTGGAAGAAAAAGCTCGTGTGGTTGAATTGAATAAAAAGAGTGAAGATACTATTAATATCTATGCAGATATTGGTGATTATCTTGGTCAATACTATGATAATTATTTTAAGTGTATAGCAGTTTTAGAAGAAGAAGAAAAACGTAGTAAAACTGAAGTATATTCTGGAGGTGATAGTTTAGCTAAACGAGCTTTGAAACGGGTTCTAATGAAAAAACAATTAGAACAAATGGGTACAGAACTCCGTGAATTGATGATATATCAAAGTCCACCAGAACTTGGTGCCTTATTTACTGAAGTTGAAGAAATGACTAAAGAGTTGGGTGTTCAACAAAAAGTTCTTATTGCTAAACAAATGAAAGAGGAAGAAGATAGAGTCAAAAAAAGAACTGACAGAATTGAAACATATAAATTAGAATTTGGATTAGCTATAGCAGCGTTGATTATATGTATTTTTTTAGGTATATTTTGGTACTGGTTATATCTAGACAAACAAGAAAGATGGAAAGATAGAACTTACCGAGAAGAACTAGTAAAGCAAAAAAGATATGAAGCTGAAAAGATTAGAAAAGCCATCCAATATTTAGATGAAAAAGCATACGAAAATAATAAAGAACTAATAACACCAAAATGAAAAAAGAAAAAGAATACACATTTTTGGAATGGGTATTTGATGTAATAGGCCTACTGAAGTTTTTTCTATATTATTTGGCTTTTGGATTGATTGCAGTAATTATGGTACTATCATTTGTATGGTGGTACACAAAACATTGAATTGGTTGCGGGAGATGGATTCGCACCACCGACATTCGGATTATGAGCCCGCTACTCTACTCCTGAGTTATCCCGCAATACTTTTTTGGCGCCTTTTGTTTTCTTCCAAAATTCTATCAAATTCTTCTTGTTCAGCCTTATCATCATCTAATTCTTGTTGAGTAGGCTTTTTAAAAATCTTGTCATAGTTATTTGCAAATGTTTCTTGTGAAACACTAAAAGGCCTTGGACTTGAACCTTTGCCACCATCAGACATTTTATTCCTCGTAAATGAAAATTACATGGTCAATAGGAACCACATAATGGTCACCTGATTTTGTTGCTGCGTTCCAATTCAATAGAACAACATCATCAACTGCCACTTCATCAACCAATGGTCCGACTGCAAGAACTTTGGCTCTATCTGGATCAGGTGTACTTCTAAGAATGATGCCTGATTCGGTTGTTTTAGAAGCCTCAAGGCGTTCAACAACGATTCTATTCCCCAATGGTTTAATATTCATAATGACCTCAAAAAGTGGAGCGGTTGTCTGCTATGCTCAGATAATATAAAGGGGGTACCTCAATATCGTACTATTACAAACCGCATATAATGGAGCGGGATATCAGAATCGAACTGATGACCGAAGATTGGAAATCTGCTGTTTTACCATTAAACTAATCCCGCATAAATTTGTTGTAGTTACTTGGAGCGGGTAGAGAGAATCGAACTCTCAACTAAACCTTGGCAAGGTCTTGTGTTACCACTAGCACCATACCCGCATCATGTGTGTATTATATATGCTTCTTTTAAAGAAGTCAAGCATTATTTTTTGGTACGAGTAACCGGAGTCGAACCGGTACGCCGAAGCGGCAAATTTTAAGTCTGCTGGGTCTACCAATTCCCCCATACTCGCATCTTGGTCCGGCGTGCAGGAATCGAACCCACATTAAAAGGGTAGAAGCCTTCTGTATTATCCATTATACTAACGCCAGAAATTTGGTGCCCCAGAGGAGAGTCGAACTCCTAAAATTTGGCTTCTAAGACCAACACGTATACCAATTCCGTCACCGGGGCAAATAAATACTTATATGACAATACCTTACTCACAACAATCTACAGTTGATATTTTATATCGTTTATTCTCCAATGAGGAGTATAAAACACGTTCTTCTTATTGTCAACCAGCCGAGTTTGTTTTATCTACTATTCCTAAAACAAATCCACCTAAAAAAGATGAATTTGTTTTAACAACATATGGTGCCAATAGTAAGAGTTGAACTTACGACACACGGATTTTCAATCCGCTGCTCTACCACCTGAGCTATATCGGCATATTGGTACCTTGTGACAGGATCGAACTGCCGACCTTCTCGGTGTAAACGAGACACTCTACCGCTGAGTTAACAAGGCATGGGGAGAAATACCAGGATCGAACTGGTGATAACGGAATCACAACCCGTGGTTTTACCACTAAACTAATTTCTCCATATTACACGGCTTCTTGTTCTGCCAGAATTCTTTTCAATCTGTCAGCACAGAAACTTGCAGCAGGTGCATCTGGTTTAACCATTGGTGTCATGTTACAGGTACCTTTGATATAACCAATCGCTTGCTGTACAACACAAGAACTTCCGAATTCATCGGATTTGTTTAAGTCTAAATGAACTTCAACATGATAATCTTCTAACACTTCTTGTAAACTTTGGAACAATTCTGAAACTTTATAAACTTCAGACATTAACCGCATTGCAGGTTTACTTTTCTTGTGGTCGTAATCTAATTCACGGTCAACAAAACCAAAGATTTTACAACCGTGACGGCCATCAATATGAACTACAACAGCCAATGCATAATCAGCATACCAAACACCGTTAACTCTAATACGTTCAGAGTCTGCACCAAGGTACACTTTGGTGTCTGGTCCTTGACTTGCAAGGAATTCTTTTACTTCCTGTATGTCGAACTTTTTCATATTAATCACCTTTTATAAAATTGGTATCCCGCTACGGAGTCGAACCGCAAACCTCTGGTTTTGGAGACCAGCGCTCTGCCAATTGAGCTAGCGAGATATTTGGTACCGAGAAAGAGAATTGAACTCTTGGCCAACGCCTTATCAAGACGCTGCTCTACCACTGAGCTACCTCGGTATATTTATGGAGGGTCTTGAGGGATTCAAACCCCCGACCTCTTGGTTCGTAGCCAAGAGCTCTGTTCACTGAGCTAAAGACCCATATTGGTGGTGATGGAGGGAACCGAGCCCCCAACCTTCTCCGTATGAAGGAGTTGCTCTGCCTGTTGAGCTACATCACCGAATTGGTGGAGGATAGCGGAATCGAACCGCTGACTCAAGCGTGCAAGGCTAGTGTTTTCCCAATTAGACTAATCCCCCGAAATTTTTATTGACAATTTGTCCTTCTCTACGCCGTCAATAAAGGCGAGTACTACTGGTCT